AACGTGAATTTCCTTATAAGAAAAATACTAAACGCTTTTGCGCTTTTTTGAGCCCCGAAAAACACCTCTTTTTTGCCTCTATTTTTGGGCTCCAAAAATGACCCTAAAAAATCCCCTATTTTTGAGACCCAAATTTCGACCCATCCAAACCGCGCGCAAACGCGCTTTTTGGTGTCCTGATTTTAAGTCTATTTTTACATCCAAATCAGCTCGTCATACAAATCCCCTATTAAATGCTATAAAAAGGCCTATTTTGAGATGCAAGACCACCCCACCGGATGACCCGATTTCTATTTGAGCTTCATAATCGCGCCCTACTGCGCTCAAATCATGCTGCCTATACAAATGTATTACCCGACCCGAGATCGCGCGTCAGGGCGCGATTATGTGCGAAATAGACTATGTTTACGATCTTACCACCATCCTGGAATCCCGGAAAATGCTTGAAAATGACAAAAAACATCATTTTTAAGGCTCATTTCCTTGCTAAAATGCATCATTTTGTGGGACGCTTATAAAATGATGGTGCACCCATCTAAATGACAACAAAAAGACGTCAGGTATTTGTTAATAATTTTCATATTTTTTACCATTTAGTTCCATTTAGGGGTGGACAAAATGTCCGATAAATGTTCCCATTTGTCCCGGGATCGTTGGGGGAAAATTGGAACATTTCGTGGGGGGAATTGGAGTATATACCATAGGCATCTGCTTATAGTTCCACCAGGACAGCCTATAATAATAACACCAAAACATGATGGCTCACATAATCGCGCCCTACTGCGCGATCTCAAGGCGACCTATACATTTGTATTAAAAAGATATTTGAAGCGCATAGGGAGCGATTATGTGCGAAATAAGCTATGTTTAGGTTTGATCGTCATCCGGACTTTTGAGAAAGACCCTAAAGTGTCTCGTCACCTGTGGTAGAATATGACCTTTTCTCCAAAAAATCAGGGGTAACCTTTCGGTCACCCCCTTAATTTTACCCCAACAAATAGGGGCTAATAGCCTTAGTGGTCCTTTGACTCCCCCAGTTGTAGGAGAGTTCTACCAGATGCCTACCCTTTTTTAATGGGGAGGCAGAGTTGTACCCAAGAACGAGACTCCTCATCCCGTGGAAATTATGTACCGTGAGGTCCTGGAGAGATTGTATCTTCCACCTACAGTCCGGTAAGGACCAGTGCAGACCCCCTTCGATCTTAGGCCGGAGGATAAGTACGTCCTCCTTATCCCCCGCTGGTCGGGTGTCATAGAATCCGGGGAGGAACACTTCCCTCGTCCAAATCTGGGTACTCGGACATTGGATAGGCTTGGGGTTGGAGCCCTTAGCGACGAATTGGACCGAAGGTCTTGTGGAGCTCATTACCGTAGGAAAATCTATCCACCAATCCGGGTTGAGTCTCTCCAATCGGTGGGCATAGGCTTCCTTGTCCCTCTTATATTCCTCGAAATCGCTCTCAGGGAGCTGGTAGTAATGAACCTCGTCTAATGGTAAGGAGGCGTACACCTTGAATTTCTGTTTTTCCTCCAGGACCCTTTCAATGGATATGGCATAATCTGTGGGGACTAAAAAAGGATTGCGGTCTTTCCTATCTATCCCGAGGAACTCAATACTCACATTGACCGTATCCACGACCTCTATCTTCACCACCCTGGTGTAGGTCTTACCCGACTCACCAGTGAACTGGAAAGTATGGTGGTACTCCCCTGGTCTCTCGTAGAGGAAGGTAAAGGTCAGCTCGTTGGAGCTAAATTCTCGGATCTCCCCGTCCTTCGAGCCCCTAATGACTTTCTCTGGGAACTTCATCGTACCACGGATGGTGGCTCCGAGGGAGTGGAAGAGGTTTGGCATCTCCTCGAAGGACTCAGGCCACTCTTTCTCTATGGTATTCCACGGTCCTACTACTCCATTCACCTCCCTGATGAGTATAGAGGGAGGGTTGTCGGGATTGATGAGGTCGGAGCCACCCCACTCCTGATCCCCTTCGGGGCTACGCCAGGCGATATCAAAATCCTCCTCACTCGAGAGTTCGGTATGGGTACTATTGGAATGGTCGTAGAGGAGTTCGACCTTTCCCTTGGCCTCACTTATCACACAACTGTGGTGGACATCGAGGTGGATAGGTAGGAGGTCTTTCTCGAGGCTATTGCCTATCTGCCACATCTTCAGTCGGAGGTCGTCGTATTCCCAAGTACGATCAGTATCTATCTCTGCTGCAATCAGGGTAGTCCTGGTCTTGTGCTTTAGGTCGGTCTTATCCCATCCGCCGTGGTGGCCACCCCAGGCCTGGGGATGTCCGATAGGCTGTCGTGAGTACCTATAACCATCCTCGGTCCAGTGACGGGTAAGCTCATACGTTTCCCCGGGGAACTCCAGCCAATCGAAAATCCCTCGGAGGTGACGGTAACTACCTTTCTGAGCATATAGGTCGATGGTCTCCAGGACCTCTCTTCGCTTTTCATTGATAATGGCCCAGTCCGGAAGCTCTTCTCGGGGATCCCCTCGCCAAACGGAAAGGATAGTATCCAGGGAGTAGTTCACCCCGAGGTTCTCCATAGTTATCCCGAGGTTTTCTTTTTCTCCTTCTACCTCTACTCCGATTTTTAGTTCGGACTCCCCATCGTCCCCATAAACGGAGATAGTATAAATCCATTCCCCTTCGTGGTCATTTCGGAGGAAGAAGGTCACCGTATCATTGGAAACTGACACCCTGGTGTCCAAGTTAAGGTTACCGGGAACTATCTTCCCGTCCTTTATGCTCTCATAGTCCCTGGGGTAAATGGTGTTCTCTGATCCATTGGGGGTGCTCACAAAGACCCCCTCGGGATAGGTCTCGTCGAGCCCTGGCCCAGTGGGGCAGGTAAAGGTAGCTGATCCCTCCACATAGACGCTAATGGATGACCATACCCCGATACCTACTTTTTTAGCCCAGTAGATGGGGTAGGTATGCCCCTCCTTGTAGATTTTTACTCCCATACGATATTGATTGGTTGAGTGGTAATTTCCTGACCGGATTTGTTCCTCCATCTCCATCCCCCCATAAGCACAGGGAAAGAGGTCGGTGAAGAGAGGAAGATATTCCCATGTTCGTCCAGTCCTCGTAAGGGGTTCTCTCCGGCATAGACCTTGACCGTATGTCGGGCTACCCTATAAGTACCGGTGCGTTCATGCCAGAGGAGCTCCCGGTCTTCATACTCTCCGTTACGGATAGCCTCCTCGTTCTTCTCACTAAGGAAATAGACCGATACCCCATCGACCTCAGGACAGGCCTCCTGTATGGCTTTGGTGATATCCGACTTAGGAACGTACCGGTCATCGGTGATGTTGGAGAAGAAATTCGCGAGAGTAACCCGGATCTTTTTATTCACCCCATCCCTATCGACCGAGCCCTTACCTTTGAGGTAGATATAAGCACAGTACTTCCATATCTCCGGTTCTTCAATCTGGTAGGTAGCCCCAGCGAGCAGTTTCCCTCCGTTATAGATGAGTCCTTGGATAAGGTCTTTCTGCATTTCCGTGAGGAGTAGGTCTTTCTCCGTGAGGTCGAAATAAGGTTTACCTTTGAAGCTCCTCATGATAAGGGATCGGATGACCAGGGATCCGGGGTCAGACCACGTTCGGTTGTACCCGACAAAAGAGAACCGGGAGAGGAACAGGTCGAAATTCTCCGGACTGACAAGGACAAGACTACGGGAGTTATACCCTATCATCTCCCTTACCTGCGATTCCAGTTCGGCATCTGTACCACCGGTGACAGAACTTCCCGAGGCCAATCGCATCTCAAAGAGGAGGTTACCATCGACCTCATCCCCATTATCGTCCATAAGGAGGTTACGGAAGAGGAAGGTCTCCTGAGGGTCGGTTATATTTCCCGATTCCCCATCATGAAGGAGGTATTTGACCTCTACCGACTGACCCTCGGGGGGGATAGCCCCGTGGAAACCATTGCCAAAGACCACATCGACCCCGTCGGTGATACTCGTCCTTACGTAGTAGCCTCTCTCCCCTTGAGCCAGGTCGTAGAGGGAAGCTACTTTCTTCCATAGCTCCCCATTAACCTTGACCTCTATCGTGTCCTGATCCAGAAAACCCAGATGACGGATATTGGTAGTGAAGAATGCCTGTCCTGAGGAGGCAAACCTCTGGGTCTCATACTTCCCTTGGATAAGGTGGAAGAGCTGGTCAGCGACCATATCCCCGGTAGAGACGGCTGTGGCCGTAGAGTCCAACTCCAGGGTATACATCACCCCGGAAGAGCTCACTACCGCGGTACCGTTAGATAGGTAGACGGATGTGGTGGTCTTATTGTGGGGTTTGTTATAGAGTCGTACCATACACCGCGCTGCTGTCCCGGTAGATGGTTGATAACCGGTGAGACTAGCCAGTCCGTAAATGGATTTCCTCCGGGTAGCGGTATGTTTGTTCTGCTCGGTGAGAGCATCTTCGACATAAGCGATGAGGTTATGCCCCACGGCTGACACGGCCTGGATAATCTGCCCCACAACACTCGAAGGGTTAGAGGCCGTGTTATCTCCGAACCTTCCCAACCAGTCCTGGATGGAGTGGAGGATATGTTCGAACTGTATGTTTTTCTTGTTTATGAATCCCATATTTAACTTATTTGGTAATTAACAGAACGGATGGTGTCATTTTTCCTCAGTTCTATCTGGACTAAGGCAATATCCCTCTCCGTTCCTTCGTGGAGGGATACTTTGACTGAGGGGTTCCACCCCCTCAGGTCGAGCTGGTTAAGGTCCTGGATGACCTCCGATTCTATCTGGGAAGCCCCCACCATAGTATCAAAAAGCAACCTCTCGTATTCCGTTCCGTACTCGGGGTTAACGGTATCTCCAGGGTGGGTGTCGAAGAGGATGTCAATCTGTTGGAGGACGTAGTCGAGGTCGTCGAGGACCGGGGTGGGTCGGATGGAGAGATCTACCATATTTTTAGTTCACCTGTCGTTACTAAGGTCATATTTTCGTCTAAGACGAGATATTTGGAGTAGTCCCCAGTGACCTGTACGTTAAACACTACTCCGGCATCGACCCTACCAGTCTCCTTATATACCCCATCCCCGATCTTCAGGTGGAAGGTCTTCACAGCACTCTTGTACCGGTCGAGGTTGATGGCCACATTCTCTCTTACCCCGCTATGGAGGGTGATGGTAGAGCCTTTGGAGACGCGGAAGAAGACCGGTTGGATGATCCCGGTATGGGCATCGACCGGACTATCCAGCTTGATGATATTGACGGTCGTATTATTGACCATTCTCGTTATTTTTTGCTCCATATTTTCATTTTTCTTATATAATTCCGGCGTGATACTCACCAGGGGTAGCACCTGGATGACCCATACCCCACCAACCTTGACCTGTCGGGTAGCGGTAATGGTGTACCCTGGGGCATACTCCGGTAGGACTGAGGTGAGGGGTAGGGGCTCTTCTATATCAAAATCCACTACCGTACCCCCTTGATAGTCGAAATAGAGATGGGTAGGACCCTCGGGGTAGATGACCCCATCCCTTATATCGAGGGGAGGAGTGACAAAACTGGCATTTCTCGAGGTCGTCACCGTGGGATAGCTAAGATCTTGGTACTCCCCTCTTACCACAGTCACCTCATATACCCCGATGCTATCTGGTATCTCCCAATAACTGCTATACCCTGGTAGGTCGGAGGGGAGAGCCTCCGTGGGGTCGAGTACCTTGTCGAAAAGGACCTTGGGAGAATGTAGGGTAGGGAGGAGAATCCTCAGTCGAAGACTCAATGTTACTCCGTCGGGAAGGTAAAGTTTTCCCGCGTCGAGACCCAGATGGACCGTCGTGAGACCTTTTATTATTATCTTCTGCATTAGTATACCACTACTTTAGTTACCGGATCGTAGGTGAATCTCTTGGAGTATTTGCCTGGAGAGTTAGGTCGAACCTTCTTCGCTCTCTGGGGTTTACGGTAGTCGAGGTTGGGGGAGTTAATCACGAACTTATCCAGATCGTCTGGAGACGGGATAATGATTATCATTCCTTCATTAAGCTCCAGGGGGTTAGATATCCCGTTGAGCTTACAGAGTATATCCGCGTACAACTCATCCCCATAAAGGTCATAGGAGAGGAGGTCGGGTCGGGCTATCTGGGAGGGTTCTACCTCGTACATAGCCCCACGGAAAGTATCCGGGATACGAAAGGTAGGACTTCCCAGGTCCGCCATATCCTCCAGTTGAATTTTTCTATCTAATACTGCACTAAAAATCATGTTGGCTTTTCTTATATATACACAAATATCTCAAAATACGTGTATGGATATCCATTTAATTAAATTATATAACTTTAAGAGCTTCGAGGGATGGCACGACCTCGAGTTCGTGAATAAAGGGATCTTCAAGATCGAAGGTCCTGTGGGAGCCGGTAAGACGACTATCGGTGAGGCTCTGGTCTTTGCCCTGTACGGGAGTATCACCGGAAAGAACAACGGAGACCTCATCACCTGGGGGAAGAAACAGAGTTGGGTGTATCTCAACCTCACCCATAACGGCCGGGATATCTACATCAAGAGGGAGATCAAGAGCTACGGTCAGAGTGAACTGATCGTGGAGGTAGACAATATCCCCCTTACCGCGAGTAACAAAAAGGGTATTCAAGCCCAACTCGAGGAGATGATTGGTGTTCCGAAGATTTTTGTCGAACTCCTCTGTATCGTGTCGCTGGCCAATTTCCGTTCCCTGAGCTCTATGAGCAAGAGTGACCTGAGGGACTTCTCCAATAACATCCTCGGACTGGATATCATCGAGACCTATCTCGAGGTATGGAAGGGGGAACTAACCAAACTTAACAAGGACATCGCCTATGAGGAAGGCCGCCAGAGTGTCATTCATGAGGGTCTCTTGCCGGTAGATAAGCCGGATATTAAGCTTTACGAGAAGAAGGCCTCGGTGGAGTCCAAGGTGGAGCATGCGGCTGACCTGCAACGCACCAGGGTGAAACACCTCCACGGTATTATCAAGGAGCTGGAGACGACTATCCGGGAGACCCAAAAACATAATGAACTCATTGCTCGTGGCATCTGCCCTACCTGTGGTGGAGAGGTCTGTGGGGAGAAGGTAGACCCTTCGGTATTGGAGCGTCGCCTCACGAACTATAACCGCGCCCTCCAGTACCTAAACAAGAGTTACCAACAGTTCTTCACGGATCTGGATAAGGAGTATTCGGAGGTGTGTAATGAGATTGCCCGTCAGGAGATTTCCTATAATAACTACCTCGACGCGAAGAAGAAACAGCATACCGACCTCAAGAAATCGAATAAGTGTTTGGAGGTGATGGTAGATAGGAGGAACAAACTTCAGGAGCTGGTGGAGATCTTCCGTGGGGTGGTGACCGATAAGCTCATCGGGGAGTTTGTCCCTTCCATCAACTCCAATATCCAGTATATCTCCTCCCTGATCCACTCTCAGTTTATCCCGGAATTTGACAATAAGTTCCGTTGTACACTCAACGGGGATGTGCCTATCTCGAGTCTCTCTACCGGGCAAAGGAAAATGGTAGATATTGCCATTATCCTCGGGGTCCTGATGAGCTTGGTGGTGAGGGTGGATATGAATATCCTTTTCCTCGACGAGCTCTTCTCCAACCTCGACAAGGACAACAGGGATAGGTTTGTGAAGGTTCTGAAGGATATTATGTCGGATAAGACGGTGTTCATCGTCAGTCACCAGGACATCGACTGTGATGGTATCCTCCGGGTGACTAATAAGAACGGAAGTAGGATTTCATATATATAAAAAAAGGGGCGCGAGCCCCTTTTTTTGTTTACCAGCAGAAGTTTACTTCTGATAATCCCTCAAGAACGTAGTTACCTCTCTCTTACCCATACCGGTGTCGAGCATCTGCTGACCCATATACAGGGCGAGGATAGTAGGGGTGAGGAGGGCTTTCTCAGCCAGCTCCATGGCTCCACTCACGTTACCCACAAAAGCTTCAATCTCCGAGGCAAAAGCCACGATATTCTCCGTGGTATAGGGGTCGATCTTGTCTTCGATCTTGTTGATCTCGGAAAGGTCAAAAGAACCCTTTACCTTGGTGTTTACTACAGCCTCGGTAATATCCTCCAACACTGACTGTTCGCGAAGGAGACCCTTGAGGTCGTTGGAGGTGAAGTTATGGGCACCGTCGAGGGCTGACACGACAAACTTAGCCACTTCGACCGTATTCATCTCCGTGGTATCTACATAGGCATCCCAGAGGTAGGTAGAGGTAGAGGAGAGGAAAGAGTCGATATTGTTAGTAAGGACCACCGAGGTGATCTGGGAGTTCTTTCGCTGAGACCAGTTGATGAGACCCCCCTGACGGTGTTTGTTGTATACGACGAAGGAGAAATTCTTGTCTCCAAAAGCATAGAGGATAGGCTGCTTACCGATCCCTACCCCACCCCTTTCGAGGATAGCGGAGATAGCGGAAATGGCCTGTTCCATCTGGCGGTTATTGATGGCCTCCACCACGGCGGCCGGCCCCGTACCGGTGATGGCCTCCTTAATAAATTCTGTTAGTGTTTGCATATATCGTTCTTAAATAATTGCAACTTTTTCAATAGCTGGGGTGAGGATATGGTCCTCATCAGCACTGATGACATAACCCAACTGGGCAATAGTCTTACGGTTCACGAGGAGGTTAGTAGATTTGTTGTCTCGGCTCTCGACGATGCCAATACGACATTTCCTTACCTTTCTTTCCCCAATACGGAGGGAGGGTACTTCGATGATAGGTCTCTCCTGCTTCACGTCTCCGGTAAGGCTGACCCCGGTCTCGACGACATCAAAGGTATAGTCTTCCTCGTCGATAGAGAAAGAGATCTTATCCTCCTTCACCTCGTACTTACCCACTTCAAGAGAACAGAAGGTCGTGGCATTACCCGTGTCAAGCTTAGCAAGGTACTCCTTGGTCTTCCCCCCGAAGTTGATATGAGCGGTCTCCTTAGTACCGGCGATCTTCGACTGGATAGGGAAATCCTCCGGTGAGGTGAGGTTATTGAGTAGTACGTTGATGAAATTTTCCTTGATCACCTCCGAGATACCTTCCGTACCAGGGCTGGCGTTGATCTCCAGGACCACATTGCCCCCGAGCTCGGGATTAGATTTTTCCACCAGAGGCATGATGTCTACCGCGCACCAGGGCAGTTTGCTTACCTTGGCGGTCTCCAGGGCAATTTTCTCCTGTTCCTTGGTGAGCTTCACTGGTTCGGCAGTAGCCCCGAGGGATACATTACTTCGGAAGTCCCCGGAGAGCTTCACCCTCTTCATCGCCGCGAGGATCTTCTGCTTACCCCCACGGAGCGTGAGGACATGGACTCGGATATCTCCACCATCGGCCTCCTCTTTCTTCTGGATAATCAGACCCCTTTCCGAGTCTACGGCAAAGACACACTGGAGGATAGCATAGAGTTTTTTCACATCACAGGTAAAGACTCCCGTACCTCCGTGACCATCTAAGATCTTCACCACGACCTCCAGAGACTCGAGAGAGTCTTTGTCTTCGAGATTGGCCTCAGGGAAGAGTCGGTGGATAGCCTCCGCGTAAAGCTCCTCGTCGTAGAGGGTATGGTAGTCCATATAACAGAACCTTGGTTGGGGGATATTGGCCGCTTCTAAGAGCTTGGCGGTCTCGTACTTGTTACAGGCAATATTGGAGTAGTAGACGGGGTTAAGGACGAGGATACCACGGTCTTGGAGGACCTTGACGGCATGCTCTGCATCCAACTCCCCTTGGACCCCGAGACGACTGATGACGAGGGTGTCGATGTTAGAAGCCTCTTCGAGTACCAGTTCATTATCCCCGTCCCAGATGATGATTTTGTTCTCCTCTCGACGGGCATCGACCTCGTCTACGTTAAAGGCATGGACCTCCACATCAAAGTCCTTGGTAGCCTCCTCGATCAGCCGAAGGGTCTTGTTCTCCTTGGGGTTGGTGTTATTCGTGAAGACGATGATCCTTTCAAAAATGCAGGTGTGTTCTGATGCTTTCTCCGTAATGGTGGAGTCCTCTTTCAAGGTAGCTACCGGGGCTTGGTACTCCTTCAGGACCTGCCCGAGGCTACGGTGAGCCTCAAGGAGTCGCTCGAGAGTGCTGGCGTTTCTGTAATCAATAATTTCGTTCATTTATATAAGCTTATATAATAAATTATCGCAACATAGCACAGAGATCTACGAGCGAACTGAGGTCGTAGCCATACTTCTCTGCATTCTCCCTCATCGTCTTGAGGGTATTGTTATAAATCTGCGATACGCGGGCAATAGTCACCCCTTCGGACTGGGAGATCTCCTTCGGGCTCATGGCACGAGGGGTGGATATACCAAATTTCTTGTACATGATAGCTCGGTCTCTCTGGTCTACCCCTTCAAAGAGTCGGTTCATCACCAGCTGGAACTCTTTCTGCGCGTCGTCTACCTCCAGCTCCGTCGGACTATCCTCCTCCAGTCCGAGGGTATCCCCGAGGGTGAGGTGTTGGTCAGAATGGGCCGGTTCGTCGATATCAATGACAATCTCCTTCTTGTACGTACCCCCTTCGAGCTTATCCTTGTAGATCTCCGACTTGGGTTTCTTCACCACCCTGCTGTACTCGTCAATATCCCCGAGGATAGAGGCCTTGATCCACATCACCGCGATACTGGAGAACTTGGCGTTCTTGATATGCTGGTCTATCCAATCAAAGACTACTTCTTTTTCATTGGAATCGGTAAGGGTCTCGGAGAGCTGGTTGAGGATATCCCCGTACTTGAAGAGGTCGGTGATAGAATCGACGATAGCCTCTTTGGTCGCTGGCCACTCGAGGGTCTCCAACCGTTCCTTGAGATTCTCCTTGAACTGGGCCCTGGCCGGGTCGAACTTATCCCAAGCCTGGATAAGACCGAGGTTACCCGCGGAGATAAGCTCCTGCATAGAGAGACCCAATCCCTGGTAGCGCTTGGCAATGGAGATGACTGACTTGAGGTTCATCTCGATGAGCTCTTCTCGGGTCTCCGCCGAATACTCAATATCAAAATGGTCTTTGTTACGTCGGTAGATGCTCCCTACCTCGTCGAAATAGGTCTGAAGGGAGTTATACTCCGAGGTCTGTTTAGCCAGTTCACCGGCCAGAAACCGTACTCCGGAGAGGAGGGTGGAGTCATTCTCGACAGCCCAATGAAGGGCTTGGGATATAATATGTTTGAAGCTCGTGGTCTTGTAGGTCGTGTTGAGCTTCTGGATGAGGTCGATTACGTCGTACTTACCATCGGTAATACTATGACCCATACTCTCGTACTGGTCAATGAGTTCGGTATTAGAATCAATAAACTTGTTCCATCGGTTTTCTTGTCTTTTGGATGGGGGTATGGGTTTTTTAGACACTTTCGTAATTTCTTATGTATTTATATATCACCGGGAAATGAAATAATGTTACTAACAAAAAAAAGTACCCCGGTTTGGGGTACTTTTGTTAGGCCATACTCTGAATAAAATCTTTCGTTCCTCGGTGGGTGTGGTCGTCATTTTCCTCATCAAACAGGTCCTGGGGGATGGCCTCCTGGGTCTTGTTACGGATGAGGTTGGATAGACTCTCCACGATATCGTTGATCTTCCCCGTGATGGCGAGTCCGGTCCTTTGCATGTCGGTGAGAGCCTTATACAGACTTCCCTGATCGGGATTACGACTGATGGCCACCACCAGGGCGTCGTGAGCTGCCTCATTAGTCCTTCTCATCTTCAACAGGCCTCGGAGGGACTCCAACTCGACACTGATTCTGTGTCGCAGAGCAGGGTTTTTTCTCAGCCATTCTTCATCGACCACCGCCACGGAGACTTTCTCCACCATATCACTGGCATCTTCCTTGGCCAGTTCGTTGATCTCATCCAGGTCGATGGTAAATACCGGCTCGAGGTGGAGGTCATCCACGCTTTTTAGTAGTTCTTCTGCTGACAGGTCCATTTTCTACGGGTTTAGGGAGGGGTTCACTACTGGACAAAAGCTCCTTTCTCAGGTACTCCTTGACCATAGACACTAACTCCTCGGGGTTAATTCGGTTTACATAATACTCCACTATCGTCTCCATATCAATACCGAGGATATCCGTCAGGGTCTCGATCTGCTTAGTGGGTTTGTTCCACTTCAGGGTCTCGATAGTAGGTAGGTCGTGCTTTCGGAGAACGCGGGTGACCATTTCCATGTCCGGATCGATAGAGGGCCTTGGAGCTGCACTGATAAGCTTTTTCTCGGGATGGAGAAGGTCATTCGCCTCCTCTCGGAGGGAGGCCGTTCCGTCGTCCTGAATGGATGTATCCTCAATGAGTTCATTATAAGGACCATCCAAACTCTCCCCTTCCCAGGGTATATCCCCAACGATCACTGGTGGAGTTTCCGGACGTTTGCTAAGGTTACCTAAGCTTGGTACAGCTTGTCCACTGGCGTCCTTACCGGTGTCCTGTACATAATCGGCGAACATACGCCCGCTGATATGCTGACCGTCGGTAGAGATGATGAGGAGTTCGCCATTTTCAAAAACACAGTCTTTCACCGTGAACTTATGCCCCGTGGCGGGGTTCATCCACGTACCACTCACAAAAGCCGAGCTCTGGTCGATCATATGAGGGTTGCTGCTAAGATCTCTAATTGCCATATTACTTAAAATTCTTGGTGTATATATCTATTAAATCAGGATATTTCACCAAAGAGTAAATTATTGCCAAAATTCTTTTCTCTTCGTCATTGGAAAAGTACAACCACTCGTCTCCAGCCAGCTTCGTGATGAGCTTCTGGAGGTTATTGACGTGGAACTTCTCCTTACTCTCCACCTCCTCGAAGGGATAGGTACGTCTCTCGTTGACGAATCTCAGATACCTCGTGGGTTTGGGATCGTCGATCCAGATAAAGCATACGTCTCCCTTGAGTCGGGAAGCGTAGACATTATTGAGCATCTCCGGGGTCATCACAAAAACCTTCTTCGTATCATATTCGGTCTTGGTGATCCCGCGGTAGAACTCATTGGATGGGGTGACGATATTGCAAATAGTAATGTAGTCTTGATTCTTAAATAGCTCCTCGACCTCCAGTTGGGTGATCTGATGAGCCTTGGGATCGAGGTCGAAAATCTTCGTGGGAGAGGTCGTGAACTCCCTCCCTACCTCCACCCCGAGCTCCTCCAGAGCGTCGAGAATCTTATGTTTGCCACTCGCGTGGTTTCCTATGATGATATAGCGCATGTACGTTTTATATAATAAAAATAATACCCTTATGACAAGGATAGGGTGGCTCTGACGCAGTTAGTGGTGTTATGAGTAAAATAATGCCACTTCCTCTGCACGCCTCCTTATCAGACCCGGATAACGACTACCGAGCTTGTCAGAGTGGTGTCTCCAGAGATCCCCAACACTGGGACTCTTCGCCAGGATAGCCTGAGCCGTCGGGGACTTGAGGAAACCAGGACCACAGTTAAACACCGCACTGGTGAGAGCACCGAGCTGTCGGGGGGAGAGGCTGATACCCCCTCGGGAAGCCCACGACTGGACCTGAGAGGCAAACTTATTCACATGTTCGATAAAGAGAGCCTCCAGCTCCGGCTGGGTCCAGGTCGATTTGACCATATCCATATAGGTGTTCTTCGACGGATGGTAGAGGAGTCCGTAGCCGAAGGTCTTGTGTCCCTTGGCGTCTCCGAGGTTATAACCGTTGAGGTCCTTAGGACCCATAGTATATCCAAAAGACTTTCCAGTCTCGTGCTGGCTGATGAAATTAATAATTTCTGTTGGTAACATAGATTCTGAGGTATTTAGATTAGGACCACTGTTCGTGGTGCTGGAGACCGACATACTGGTATTGAATTTCTTCGCGTACATCGACCAGAGCCTCTTGAGACGGATATTCTCCGGGGCCTGTTGGGAGACCCGGCTCTGTTCTATCATCGCGGTCACTGAGAAATTGACCATTCCGGGGATAGCCATCCCAGCATAACGGAAAATGAAACACGTCCCGTCACCGGAATAGACCCACATGCGATTGCCTTGGAAAAAATCCGATACCCACTCCTTCCCATTCCACATGCAGATATGACCGTGGACCCCGTGGTCCATTACGGCAATATCCCCGGGACGACCCTGGGTAGTTGACCACGCGGCCTGTTGAGGACGACCGAAGAGCGTGGCGATGCAGTTGAATCCGATGGTAGGGAGGTAAGATTTGTAATGACAAGCTGAGCCAGGTCGGCCTGCGGTGGAGATTCCCCCAGCCTCGATAAATTGGCGTACCGCGGCTGCACAACGACCCTTGGACTTAGGTCCAACGGAACCGATATAGGTCAGTCCCGGTTGATACATTCTATCTATGGCAGCTTGTATATTAAACATTCTGTTTATATAATAAGCACAAAAAAATAAGGGGGGGCATTCTCATGTCCCCCCGAACTTCGCTTTAAGTTACCCTCCCGGGCCGCTGGTACGGGAAACTTTTCCCGAATTTAACTATTATCCTTCTTTCTTTATTACTTAATGACTGTGTTATATCGACCCGTGACGGAGGAGCTTACCTTGGAGATGCTCAGGGCGTTAGCCATAGACTGGTTGTGCCAGGCGTTGACCGTAATCTCATAATAGGTAGGGTCGTGGTAAAGACTGGTACGGAGCTCGAAGCCGATCGTATACTTAACGCTGTCCTTGCCACTCTGGTCGGAGGTCTTGTAGAGAATCATCACCGGGATAGACACTGCTTCCCCAGGGCGAAGGACCTTGTTGACATTCACCAGATTGCTCTCGAGGAGTATATCACTTGGCTCGGAGAGGTACGGGGTGACGAACATCTTATTGGTCTCCAGATTCCAAATCGACTCACTGGCCTTGATGTCGTCGATGAGCTTGGATTTCTTGGCCCAATCGAGGTCATCCAAAGGACGGAGGTCGTAGGGGTTCGTCGAACGGAACATCATAAGCTGGTTACATTTCTGCTTATAAGACTCCTTATCCTTCACCTGACCCACCGGGGCGTTATACGGATCCTTCCCCGGAGCGGGCTTGAATGGTCCGTAGGGGAGAGCATCGTAGTACTGGTCTCGGGGTCCAGGGAACATAGAGTAGAGGAAAGCCACGTGGTTAGTATCGTTGGCGATACGGATATTGGCTACCAACCTCGCTTCCCCAGTCTCCGTATATCGGTGAGTAGCTCCACTGGCTACCTTCCCTACCTGAACACTGGTATAGGGGATGAGGTGGACCTCATTACTGGAGAGGGGTTCGATGTCATAGACCATATTGTCCATCACGAGGGTCACCTTCAGACTGTCGGCGAAAGTACCCTGGATCATATCCCTCATCTCTTTTATCCCGGTATCCAGTTCCATAAGCTTGTCTCGCAAGGGGATAATCCTTCGTTCTTGGGTATAGAAACCACTGGCAATACTATCAGGTTTGTGGAAGTAGGTCAGGTCCTGGTCCTGGATAGCATCCTCCACGTGCTTGGTATAACCCCCCGAGTTGAGGAGGTTAGTAAAGCGGTTGGTCTCGAGGTCTCTGGTGTTCTCCTTGACGATATCGAGGAGCTGGACATCCTTTACCAGTTCATCGGGGAACTGTACCGTGCGGATTTCACTCCACGAGCTGACCGACTTCACCCAGGGATAGCCAAAAGACCAAACGACCCTTACCCGGATATCGACCTGTTCCCCTTGGGTGATGGGAATATCGATCTGGTTGAACTTGATGTCGTTATTCTCTATCACCTGACTACCCGACCAATCGTCCCATACCAGTTCATTGCGACCGTTGGTATAGTCGAGTCGAGCTGTGCGCGGGAGGAAGACCTGTCTATTCCATTCGGTGAAGAGGAATCCATCAATAACCTCGATATTGGCCTGTGGGGTGTCGTAGTTCTTGTATCGGTACTCGACCTCGATACCACGGACCGTCTTATGGGACATCTGTAGGTCTCGGAGGTAGTCCTCCAGAGGTACGTAACCTCGGATGGCGAACTTAGCTGCCTCAATAGGTACGAGGGCGTTATTGGCCGCCAGGGAGATGCTCTCCATCACCTTGGCAATACTCGTCACCAGGGTATTCTGATGGCTCTTGAGGTCGGTGAGCTGTGCGGTATAGACCGATCGCTGACCGGACATATCATCAAAAGAGATGGAGGAGATATCCGCTTGGAGGATGGAGATCTTATTCAGGGTCTCCTGCAGGTCAATCTCATAGTGTTTCTTCTGGGCGTAGAGAGAACGAATCGTCTTAGCCGTCTCCGAGTCGTCGAGGTGTTTGTTCACTCGGACTACCTTTACCGATTCCTGTGGAATTGCCGGGGCTTTCTTGAGTTCCTTACCAGCATGTTCGCTGAGGGTACTACCGTAGGCCGTGGTGAGCTCGTCGAAAATATCCCCGATATTCTTCACATTCTCCGTGTAGTAGTCTTGGAACTTTACTCCGTCGATAGTGAGCTTCGTGGTGTCAATAATTTGCCCTTCTCCCCAGCCGGTATGCATACGGGTGTCTTTGTTCACCGGAGAGATCCAGAGGATGACATGGGGGTCCTCCTCCAGAGGCACTAAGATGGTCTTATCACGATCCTCCTGGAGACTGACTGGTTCGGAATGGAAGATCAGTCTTCCGTGGTCGAGGTCTCCGGGGACGAGATGGCAATAGGTTCCGTGGAGGACCTTGAGTTGTAGCTGTTTGCGTGCCGTGGAGACGCCGACGACCTCCAGCTTACAAGACCTATCCCACGTAAGGAGACGACAGCCAGTAGTGAGGTCGTGTTGTTCCATACCATCCTGGAGATGGTAGGAGAGCTGGTCTACCTCGATGGTAAAGAGCTCGTCCAGGGAGTCATTAACCCGGTTATCGAGGATCTTTTTGATGGTATAGACCCCCGTCCCGACGGATTTCCTCAGCGGGAGGTCGTGGATCTTGTCATACTCGGTATAGTCCTGGGAGGTGTAGTCCCCGGCCTCGATAAGCCCTCTCACGACCCCGTAGTCAATAGTATGGTCTTTGGAGATGGTGTCGATTTTCCCGAGGAGCTCTGGGTTATAAATAACCATTTTCTTCACGAGGACCTGGGTGATGTAGTCGGGTAGGTCACCGACGTGCGCCACCAAACTCGGCTGAGGGGAGAGGTAGTCCTTGAAGAGCTCCTCCCGACTGACCTTCAGCTCCTTATCCCACTCTACAGTAAGAGGTGATGGGGAGTACTCGTAACCACTAAGGAGGATCTTTTTTGTCGCGCCGTCGTAGTTGATATTAGCCCCACCGGAGACGGTAGCATGAACGAGGTTGTCAAAAGCATCTTGCAGGTGGTTGACCTTGTTCTCTAACTGAAGGAAAGAGGGTATGGTGAACTTCTGACCACGAACCTCCGTGGTGATATTGGTCTTCTTCGTATGGAAGCTCTCGTTAATAGCCTCGAGGATATTTAGGTTATCCCGCGTGAGCTCGGTAAGTTGTATGAGGGTGTCTGTTATATTTGCCATAGATTAATTGGGTGCATTTTCTGGATCCCCGGCCAGGGTGAGTTCTTCCATCTCTTCTTTCTTGTACTTTTCGTTGAGGAGGATATCCTGAGGACTGAGTCGGAGGTACTTTTCCACGAGGAATTTAGAGGAGAAGTATTTCACCTCATTACCATCGGGGTCCATATCAATCATAGAATCCTTCATCTCCTGAATACCCTGGACCCGCTTCGACATAAGCTCCAACTCCATCATCTCCTCGAAAAGGTTATAGGACTTGAACTGAAGCTGGACCGCCTCGAGGATCTGTCGGTTGTCCCTGAGCTCGGGGAACTCACAGGCCAGCTGGAGCTGCAGGGGCTTGATCATGATCTGGGCGAAGGTATTACGGAGACGGTGGACAAATCGACCAAAGTCAATCTCCGTGCGAAGGGCCGAGGAAGCATCACTACCAAACCACGTGTCTGCGGACTCCGCATCAAACCGACTCAGGGGGATTTTGGAAATCTTATACAACTGGTTCCGGAAGTACTTGAGTTGGTCGTTGTCCTGGAGCTCCGGTCCTTCCCCACCAATAGTCTCGATCTGTGGAGAACCACTGTCCCCCTCAGGCATCCAATACTCTTTCATGAAAGGCATCTGGGAGGTTCCGTTCACCTGAATCTCGCCGGATTCTAAATTAAACTTGATGTCTTCTCGGTATCGGTTCATCGCGGCCTGTAGGGTCTGAGTACCCAAAGCCTTATTCATACCCTTTACGGGAATGGTGAACTTGAGCTTGTAGGAGGCGTTGGTAATGGTCCAGATGAGCTGGGCCTGTTCCACAATTCGGTAGATGTTGAATGGTCTTACCAACCTCTCCAGATAGGACACGCGGCTTACGGCTTGGGTCTCCTGATAGACAATATATACCACCTGAGAATCGAGGAGTTTTCTCTCACTACCCATAACATCCTTATACTGAATCCAGTACCACTTGTTATTTTCAAACTTGCGAGTGAGGGTAGCTGCATCCAGCGGAACCATGCCGATGATTCGCTTGGGTTCTTCCAGGGAATCCCAAACAATCTCCCACGCGAGGTTACCTTCCATAAGATACCTCTTCATGTCATCCCAAGCCACGTTCTTCCAGTTGAGCATCTTGTAGATGGCTCGGAAATGGCGGGAAAGACTATCGAGGATCTGTTCCCGCACCTTCTTCTTTAGGTCGGAGAGCTCCTGTGGTTCGATGAATGGCTCACAGAAATAGGTAAAGTCGGAGTCATAGACGATACACTCATTAGTCATCGTATCGAGGATATCCTCCAGCTCTGGCTGTACCGCCAGTCGTCTGAGGGCTTCTCGTTTCTGGGCAAAGGTAGAGTCGAAGAAGTTCTTATCCTTCTCTGACTTCTCCTTCCAGTTGCTCTGGGAGAGGAGGTGATCCCAACGGAGCTGGGTATCCTTTGGTAGTAAGGATTTGTCCGCTGGGAGAGCCCTCATATTCTTCACCACGTCATCCTCATACGACATACCCATACGGGACATGTCGGAGAAGAACTGGGAGATAGTTCTCTTCTTTTTCTTGGGTTCATTGGTGTACCTCTCGGGGTGAAAGTTGGTAGTGACATTCATCCCGGGGATACTCTGTTCGTATATTTGACTGCTTGGATCCATTAGGTAGTCCAAGCTATTTATTACTTCCTTGACCATATGTATATATAATATCACGATATAATAACAGAAGGTGAGGAGGTAGTAAACAAATTTTTGGATATGTGAGGGAAAATGGAGTTATTTTGTGGGGTAATTTTGAGGGGGTGAGTTGGGCTGTTTTGGGGGTCAAAAATAGACCCCCAAGTTGGGCTGTTTGGAGGGTTCATTTTTCGGCTCAAAAATAGGCCAAAAAATTGCTGTTTTTGATGCTTAAAAAATGCCTCAAAATCGCGCTTTTTTTGCTCTGGAGCGCAAAACTGCGCGCAAACCGTTAGTCCCAGTGCGTTTGGAGACTGTTTTGCTGAACGTGAATTTCCTTATAAGAAAAATTAAAGCGTTTTTCGGTACTTTTTTGGGGCTCTAAAATGACTGATTTTGGGTGGTAGAAAAATGAATGATTTTTTGACGATCCCAAACCGCGCGCAAATGAACTTTTTGATGTCGAACTCTAACAGCGCGCAAATGAACTTTTTTTGGTCGAAAAATTGACCCTAAAAAAAATTTTTATTTGACCCCTGAAATTTTGGATCTGAAATGATGGTAGGGATGCAGACATAGCTTATTTGGCTCATAATCGCGCCCTACTGCGATCAAATATGAAAATGGACCATTGGTATAGGCTACCTGATTTGAGGTCGTTATATCGCGTTTATGTGAGCCGAGACCACACATCTTTGAAATCGGTCAAGACCCCATCCAATTTTAATAACTTTTATCTATCACCTATCAATACATTTTATCTATCGGAGGTGCGACCATTTTAGGATCACCCTGATGCTCATTTTTCGGGGTTCAAAAAAAACCAAAAAGCGTTTAGTATTTTTCTTATAAGGAAATTCATGTTCGAAAAAATGACCCCAAACCATTAGTCCCAGTGCTTCTACGCGCTGTTTGGACTCAAAAAACGGTTTTAGTGCGTTTGTGCGCGGTCGGAAACCGCGATTTTTAGGCCATTTTTCGACCTCAGATTGATACATTCCATCTATCACCTATAGATACATTTTATGAATATCATATTTGCTGGTATCATACCAAGCAGATATACTCACATCATGAGCTTAATCGCCTGTTGCTGGTTTATCAAAAAGCATCAAAAACAGCAATTATCGGGGGGTTCAACCACAGGTTGCGAGCTCCGGGATGGGATTTCCCCTAAAGTTTGATGGTAGGTAATATCATAGACCCCTTGTATTTGGCTCATAATCGCGTCCTACTGCGCTCAAATATCTTTTTAATGGGTTAGTATAGGTCGCTCCGAGATCGCGCGTCCTGGCGCGATTATGAGCTTTGTAAAAAAAATTAAGATATCCTCGTACCATGTTTTGACGTCTCCAGTGGACATCTCCGGTGTTTTTTATCCAAATCAGTGGATCAGCTATGTGATCCACCTAAGTGATGAGTATGGTATCTCAACCACAGATTTCAACCCCATTTTTCTGCCCTTAAATTTTGACCTCAAAAATAGGCTCTTTTTCGGTGACCCAAAAAGTTCGTTTGTGCGCGGTTGACCTTAGAGACCAAAAAGTGCGTTTGTGCGCGGTTTGGATGGGTCGGAATTTAGGTCTCAAATTAGGGGATTTTTTAGGGTCATTTTTTGGACCCAAAATTAGAGGCAAAAAAGAGGTATTTTTCGGAGCTCAAAAAAGCGCAAAAGCGTTTAGTATTTTTCTTATAAGGAAATTCACGTTCGAAAAAAATCGCTCAAACCGTTAGTCCCAGTGCGTTTGCGCGCGGTTTTGGCCATTTTGCGCATTTTTGCGCATTTTTGGCCTCGATTTTTGCGCTGATTTTGGGGTCATTTTGAGGCCATTTTTTATACCATTTTTAGGCTCATTTTTGACCCCTAAAAACAGCCACTTTTTGAGCCCTCCAAACAGCCCAACTCTGGGGTCTAATTTTGGCCCCAAAAACAGTCCAACTCGGGGGTCTCAAAAACAGCCTATTTTCGAGTCTATTTTGTGACCTATTTAGGAGCCCAAATTTCGACCCATCCAAAACTTTTTTTGCCTCCCGGTAACATTTCCACGCTCTATCTTGAATATATAATTAGGAGCCCAGTACCAAGGCTCCGGTATCCGGCAATAAATAAAAACAGAAAAAATTTATGGTACTCAAAACTCATCCCACGGATCACCGGTACATATTTTTGGAAGGTGAGAAAGGGGAAATTAGCAAACTTCAAAAACATCTAAATAAGATCCCGACCTATCAGTTATTACCAAATTACCCCTATCCCCCCAGCCCGGAGGTGTTCTTAGACCAGCTCGCTGGTCGCCCTGTTTATTACTGCGCCGCAGGCCTCTGGAAAGAAGTGGTAGATTTTTCCCGATGCAACCGGCCCAGTAACGAACTTATTTATACTAACTTCTCCCTAACCAAGGAACAGTTCAAAGAAAAGATCCAGTCGTGGAATCTACAGATTGAGCCCCGAGACTATCAGATCGACGCAGCCTGGCTCATACTCAAGTACCGACTAAGTCTCTCCGAGCTCGCCACCCGAGCCGGTAAGACCCTCATATTCTACTTAGTGGCTCGTGCTGCGAAGGAATGTCTGGGGGTGAAGAAGATCCTGATGATTGTCCCTTCTATCCAACTCGTCAAGCAGGGGGTCAAGGATCTCCAAGAGTACGGGGAGTTCTTCCAGGGAGAGGAACTCTGGGGCGGATCCAAAGATCAGGTAAGTGTTGCAGACCTCACTATCGGTACTTTCCAGAGTATCGTTCTCCGTTGTGATCCTAAGAGTAAGAAGTACGACCCGACCTTCTTCGAACATGATATGGTCGTGGTGGACGAGTGTCACAAGCTCCCCTGTAAGTCGATCAAGAATATCCTTAGTCGGTATACCAGTCTGAAGCTAAAATTTGGGTTCACCGGTACTCTCCCCAAGGAAAATACTATCGAGTGGTTAGCTTGCCAAGCCCTGATGGGCCCAAAGATTCAGGAGATCCGTACGGACGAACTGGTCGATGAAGGCTTCCTCGCCAAACCCTATATCACGCAGGTTAGATTACCCGGCGAGGACCACTTCCGCGAGTGTGCTACCTACCTCCTATCGACCTACAAGACGGAGGGAGGAAAGAAGGTACTACGAGCTCCCGAGGACCGTAAGATGACTATGATCCACGAGAAGGAACTGCCTTTGGGTCTTACCCCGACGACCCCCGAGCCGGTACTCGTCTCGATGCTCAAGAGTAAGATGCAACTCCTCCAGTGTGAACAGCTTCAGGCTATGCTCTCGCGTAAGAAAATAGAGTACCTCAAGAATCTGGTGTCTGGGTTTGAGGGGAATACCATCGTCTTTGCTCATAATATCGAGTACATCAACTACCTCGCCGAGCAGCTTAATACCCCCTACAAGATCACCGGATCGACGAGTCTAAAGAAACGACAGGCTATCATCTCCGAGATGACGGGTAGGGAGGATATGGTGGTCGTGGCCGGCTACGGCGTACTATCCACCGGGGTCACTATCAAGAATGTCAAGCAGGCGGTCTTCGCCCAGTCTTTCAAGTCGGAGATAGTGAATATCCAAGCCATCGGTCGTGGTCTCCTCAAGCAAGGGAAGGACATTTTCAAGGTATATGATATCATCGATGTCTACCCCACCGGAAAAATCCTATCCCAGGGAAAGGAGAAGATCAAGACCTACCGGGAGCATAATTATGAGTATGGGATAATAAACTTATAACCAAATAAGCTATACTTTATTAAATAAGCTTAAAAATGGCCATGAGATATAGGGCAAGGTATGTGCCCAAAAATACTGAGGAGGCTGCCGGTGGTAACTCCGGTGGTAACTCTGGGGGGGCTAATACTGGTAACCCAGGTAACCCTGACCCCACGACCCCAAACAAACCCAAGTACAAGGTCTACGGGGTGAGTAAGGAGAGTACTACCCCACTTACCAAAGACGATGTCCGCCCATTGGGCGAGATGGAAGACCTCGACCTCATCACTTTTGGAGAGGACCGACTCGGATCCTTCGGTTATTGGGCCGTAGCCGTACCAACCTCCCTGTTCACCGGTAAGAAGGTCTATTTGGATAACCACGAGCTGGTGGGGGGATATAAGACGGAGAATATCACTTTGGATGGGTCTCCCTATACCCTTATCATCGACCAGGACCGCGAGGAGCTGTCGGTCATCAATTTGTCAATACGATAACTAATATGAGTATAGCAGTAACAGATAGTTTTGAGCGAACCAACGATCGCCCGCTGGATTCCAGTCTCCTTGTGCAGACGGTATCCGATCTCAAGTCTGCCAAGAAACCCTATAATGGACAAATAGCCTGGGTAGAGAGCACGAAGAGACACTATTTCTACCACTCCAGTCACCCGGTGGACGCTACGACCGGCAAGTGGAAAGTCCTTATGGAAGACGCTGCTGTTGGCTCTATGCCAACAGAGATCGTCGGACCGGGAAGACCCGACCGAGATAATACCACCTCCGGGAAGATCACCGGTAGGGAGGTCAACGGGACGAGGTATATCTCTACCGACGGAGCCGGGGTAGGCGCCTGGGTATGGCTGAAGACTGGTAATAAATGGCGAGTGGTCACCGGAGACACTGGTTGGGTGACCGTCACCAGGGCCATCAACCTCCTCCCTGGGTCAGTGATGAAGATGCGCCGGCTCAACGACCGAGTCCTCGTATCTATTGGTAATCCCAGTAACTGGGGTCTCATGGGATACAAGGGGAAGAAGACCTCTGGGTTCTCCTATCGTAAGACCAATGCCATAGACATCATCCGACCTAATGGTATCCCTGATGGTTGGGTAGGGACGGGGTCAACTCTCCCTCTCTACGAGGATGATGGATGGGCTGTTAACGCCATCTTCTACATCACCGGTCATAGCGATGCGAGGTACGCCGATATACGTATGATCGGTAAAGGAGCCAAAGTACCCGATAACGAGGTGAATAACCTCCGTTTTAGTCAGTTAAGCTACGTGGTCGATGACCGCGAGCCGTGGCCTTATGATCTCAACCTATAAGTACTATCATTTATAAAAGAGTATATAATTATGCCAATTAGATTTACCAACAACGTACGATACCTCGGTAAGAAGGCGTTTGTAGAAAGAGAAGAGTATACTACTCTTGCTGACATGAAGTCGGCCAATGAAGCTGGTCTCAACGACGGTCTCATTGCCTATAACCACGAAACGAAGGTCCACTACGTCTACCGTGGAGAGCATACCGATGACCCTCTCACGGGTAAGTGGAAGCGACTCAGTGAGGACCTCGGTGGTTCTGTCGGTCTTACTAAGGCCTCCGACCCCGGTAATTTCGCTGCTAAGTACGAGCTCACGTTCAAGGGAGACGTAGTAGGTACTATCGACATCCCCAAGGATCAGTTCCTCTCTGCGGTCAACTACGACCACGACACGAAGAAACTCACTCTCACGGTCAAGGATGGCTCTAATGTCGAGGTCAGTCTCGCCGAGCTGGTCGATGTCTATTCCGCTGGCGATGGTATCCAGATCACGGGTAATACCATCTCTATCACCCCGGTCATCCGTACGGCTATTGCCGACGCAACCCAGAAGATCGGTGAACTGAAGACGAAGGTAGAGGATCTGGAGAGTGATTACAACGACCACAAGGTCAACGTGGACCTCACCAAGGACGGTCACCTCTCTAAGGAACAGTATAAGGGACTGGTCGATGTCGTTGGTGGAGTAGAGTCCGGCAAGGGTCGAGTCTTTGTTATGACGCAGGCCGACTACACGGCCAAGGACGGTTCTAACAGCCTTCCTGAGAATGCCATTATTTTCATCCAAGGCTAATTTCCGACCAAAATAATCCTAAGGGGAGGGGGTAAAAATTACCTCCTCCCTTATTATTTATAAAAGTGATATAATAACACCTATGAGAATGAAAAGTAACCTCCAGATTGTCAAGGAATACAGCGATTACCGACATGCGTTCCTCGGCAGTGTGGAGAAGCTAATAGAACAGTACGACGTGACGGATACCGTGGTGATGTACCGTGGGGGGCAGCTTCATGAGGCTACCTCCGGTTATTTCCTCCCTATTATGGAGACCGATATCCTCAGTGACCTCGAGCCGATGTACGGAGACGGCATTCGTATCCGCGGAGGACAGTTTATCTTAGGCAAGGTCTGTGAGGAGATCTCCTCTATCTGTGAAGTGGACCATTACCTCGATCTGGAAACCTATACCGAGTACTAATATGCCCAAGACGTTGATTGTTGCCAAGAGCCAGCTCTCCCTCGACCTGAAGAAGGTCCTTCGCGAAGCGGCTTATGAGGCCCAGATCACCTGTAAGAGCGACGGAGCCGATAAGGAGATCCAGTCAGCCCTCCACCGAAGGATCGACGAGGCCGCGATGAAGTTTGCAGAGAGGTTCGCCGACGTGGCCCACAAGCCTATGGCCGAAGCCATCTACAATTTCACCAAGGAGATAGGTATAGTAGTCACTCCGATGGGTACTCTTATCTCCGCTACCCCCGGTTCTCCAGTGACCGGTACCGTTCCAATGAATAACGTAAAAATTATCTAATATGGCAAAACGATTAGAAGACTATGATGTAGTGGTAGGTCCTTCAGGCAAGAAAATCGATATGGCTAAGCTCCTCGACGACCAACATCGAGCTATGGCCTCCCTTCGACATATCGCCCCACATTTCGGTGGTCTCATCACCTCCCTACAGTTCGTCTACACTTATAAGGTCGATACGCAGGCCACTGACGGTTTCCGGGTCTTTGTCAATCCGGAGTTCACCGACTCCCTCGACCACACGGGGAAGGTCTTTGTGATGGCCCATGAGCTCATGCACTGTCTCCTCAACCACCTCCGTAGAGGTAAGAAGATCGACGCGATGAACCAGAAAGGCAATATCGCTGCCGACTACGAGGTCAACCAAACGCTCGTAGACATGGGTCTGTTCAAGACCTCGACTATTGAGAAGCTCCAGGGATTTATTGACGCCAAGTGGAGTAAGGTGTCTTTTGAGACCATCTACAGTAAGATGCCCAATCCCCCTTCTATGCCTTCCCAGGGTGGTGGTGGAGACAAGAACCAACAGGGTCAGCAGAACCAGGAAGGCCAAGGTTCTTCCGGTACCGATGCTAACCTCCAGGGTACTATTGACACCGCAGGGTCAATGCTCGATGCCAAGGAAGGGCAGAAGATCGCCAAGGAAGAGGGCTATGATGATGTCGGGGCTAACGAATCGGCTCTGGAGAAGGAATGGGAGAACAAAGCCCGTGAGGTAGCCAAGAAACTCAAGGGTACGGGTGCAGGCAATGACATCCTCGCAGACAAGCTCCTTGCCACCTCCGTCAAGGGTACGAACGAATGGAAAAAAATCCTCAAGGATATCGTTGGTCGTTCGGTGAGTCCCGAAGACAAGCGTCGTGGTTATGCTCATAATAACATCCTCGTCAGTCAGGACCGCGTGGCCCTCTCGGATAAGGAAAAGTACGACAATGTGGACTATATTATGGCCTGGGTCGATACCTCCGGGTCGATGAGTCAGGAAGACCTCAACAAAGCCTTGTCGATGATGTTGATGGTAGCCCAGGCGAAGAAGCCTACCAAGCTCGTCGTCTGTCAGTTCGATACCAGGGTAGCCGATATCAAGGAATTTGATAAGGTAGACCGGATCGAGAAGGACATGAGGAAGATGAAGATCAAGGGTGGTGGTGGCACCGATGTCAAATGCTGCTTCGACCTCCTCGCGGATAAGAAATCTAAGTATGCAAGACAAGTCCCTGAGCTGGTCGTTATCTTCACCGATGGATACCTCGACCAGTACCGTCGAGACAAGAGAAGGATGCAGAATCTGGTGTGGGTCGTGCAGGATCACCCTTCGTTTGAATTAGAGTACCCCGACAGCCATACTAAACTGATCCGTAAATAAGAGCGATTCTTATTAAAAGATCTTTTTTATGGCATTACCACATATTCAAAACTCCGTGGCGGGGAGGAATAAGTTCGACCCCGTCCACACCAGCCTCTTTGAGGTTATTTTCACCGTCCCTGAGGCGCTGAAGAAACATTTCGCTAAGGATGAGGTCCTCCTCACCGAACACGTCACGAAGATCTCCGGTCTCGATGCCCTCGGTAAGGCTCCGGAAACGGGTGTGCAGAAGTTCATGGGTACGGATAGGTCTTATATCAAGCCTAATATCGACGGTACTCGTGCCGAGCTGTCTTGTGACTTCACCCTCAACCTCCGTAATGACACGGATAACTACATCTATAACCTCTTCCGTGCTTGGGCAGCCCTGGGACATGATATCACCACCGGTCGTCGAGCCCTCAAGAGGGACTACTGCGCCGAATGGCTCCGTATCCGTATTGCTAACCGCGTAGGGGATGTCTACCAAGATGTCATCTTCAAGGATGTGATGATGAACGGTCCTCTGGGAGGCCTCGGGGAATACAGCTACGACTCCGGGGACGCTGCCGAGCTCTCCGATGTGAAGTTCGTCTCTGACTGGTGGGAAGACCAGAGGGTCGGAGCCTGGTCGTGGACTGACAAGTAAATAAAAAAGGGAGGACTTTTCAGTCCCCCCTTTTTTTGTACGGGTAAATTCTACAAGGAAATTCTACTCGTTGATGGTCTCGACCTCTTCTGGCTGAGGATTAAGAGCCTGCATCACGGCATTATGCTTACCTGCGAGGTACTGGATATAGATAGTATCGCGGAGATAAGCCTGTTCTGCCGTCGTGAGGAAATGGTTGATGATGAGGATATCTCGGAGTTCGGTCTCCCCCTTAAACCTCATCGAACCGAGGATACGGATGGTGGAGTCGTAGGTAGCATACGAGATGGTCTTACCGATGTTCTTCCACAGGGTAATGGCTTCATACACGCCAAGAGAGGTCTGCCAGTTACACTCGAGCTTGTTGAGGAAGTAGATGATTTTTGCAGCGAGGTCCTTACGAGAGGTGGTATAACCACGGTATTCGGAGGTATCGGGGAGCTCATACTCCGTCTCACCAATGACGATATCAAAATCCTCCTGAATCTTGATCAGGTTTTCCTCCTCCTTCTCCAGATCCTTCTTCTTGAGCTTCTTCAGCTCCTCGCCGTACTCATTGAGGTTTTCTTCCAGAGCACGTTGGAGCTCCTTAAACTCCATACCGGTGAGTTCTTCACGAGAATAGTTCTTTGTCTTCATAATTTATGCTAAAATTCTATATATTATATACAAGATTATCCCTTCGAATGTTACCTCAACGAGAAACTTTTTCATTAGGGAGGGGATGACGACCCACGTGACCGGCTCCAGCATCACGAGGAAATTGTTACCCTTCAGGGCTTTTATCCGGTACGTCACCAGATCAAAAAGGTTGACCTCGCGGATATAGTCCCTCAGGAGATTTATCTGCGCCACCACAAACCTATCCACCCATTGTTTGGTATCGCCGTTATGGTCCTGGATACGACCGGGACGGAACTCCCCATTCTCTATCTCGGGATTGATGACCCCGTAGATCCGTCCTATCCAGTCCTGGTACATCTGGGTACAGAGGATAGTGGAGAGTCCGAGGATGAGATTCTCTTCCCGGATAGCGGTATTAAAGATTTTCCTTACCTTCCTGTGGTGGAAAATGGCTATTATCAGTTGGACTAAGAAATACATATTATTCAGATGCTTATATTTTATATATAAAGAGAAATCGATTTTTATTTAGCATATGCAGAATTTTTCATCACTTATTTTTGAGGCCTCGGACAAATCCGCTACTGAGGTACTAAAGAAAGACATCACCAGCTATATCAACCGCGTGGGTAAGAAGCTTCCCCCTCTGGCGAAGACCGCTATTGACCTCCTCGTGAAATACAATATCGACACCAGGGCCAAGGTGGAGATCGTCAGGACGGCGGAGAAGGGTCAGCTGAAGCACGTGGCCGCGGTACTGGATATGGACATCAAGGACACGGTAACGCTCTGGAATGCCCTCACCAAACTGGGTAATAACATCCGTCTCCTCCCCCACTATCAGACCAAGGACGAGCGCGAAGCGGTAGAGCTGGGTAATATCAGCGTCGATGACCTCACTATCGACCTCTCCTCTAATAGGGGTAGGAATAACGTCGCGAAGCAGTATACCCCTATCGTCCTCTCTATGGCTAATAAGTACGCCGGGGTGTCCAAGCTCAACTACGACGACCTCATCTCCGCCGGTATGGAAGGACTGGCCAAGGCTATTGATACCTTCAAGACGAAGAAACAGGTCGAGCTCGAGGGGTTGGACAAGAAGGTCGGTTCCTTCAGTACCTATGCCTACGGTATGATCCTCTATGCTATCAAGGATGAACTGGGTAAGAATGGTTTCGACCTCTCTGGTACTTACCTCCAGCTCGTGAAGAAACTCGACGCCAAGGACCTCAACGGTATCTCCATCGACTCTTTCTCCAAGAGCGACGACGACAAGGGTATGTACGACCGTATCCTCGCTCAGGTAGGCTCCGGTGGTCCGGGTAGGTCTGGCGAAGAGGGTCTCTGGAAGGATGTGTTCCTCGCCATCGACTCCAAATTCTCCGAAAGGGATGCCAATATCTTCTACCGTAAGCTCGGGGTGAATGGCTTTGACAAGGAGAAGGCCTCGGATATCGCTAAGAGCTACGGGATCAGTAATGCCGCCGTCACGGTCATCGAGAAGAAAATCATTAAGTTCCTCTCAGAGAACCCCCGTCTCAAGGGTATCCTAAGAGAGATCCTTACTATGTACAACGAGAGTATGGCTCTGGAAGCCCTCAATAACGGCTCTGATAGGCGTACTATCCTCGAGTGTTTGGTAAAGAGCAAGAGTGAGGACGAGACCTACCTCTACCTCGAAGAGCTCCTCCGTTGGGACGATCCGGAGAAATTCCGTAGTGCCTATGACTTCGCTATGGACCAGCTTGACGAAGACGGTCAGCTCCTCCTCCAGTCCCTTATCGTTGGTAGTTACGAGGATGTGGATGCCGAGTTGAAGAAACAGGGGGATATCATCCTCAATTTCCTCCGACATATGTACCCCACGACCAATTTCTCCGAACTTTCCGATGTAGATACGCTGGAGCTGTTCCGTAGGGTCCAGGACGCGTGGCGAGTACAACCCGTCAAGGAATCTAACGAAGATGGTTCTAACGAACCAGCCTCTAACGAGGAATCCATCACTTCAGAGGAAGAGTTCCGGGAGTACGCCAAGAAGAAGTTCGAAGCGGTCTTCGGGGATGACCTCGACGAGAAGCGAATGAAGTTCACCATTGATGGTCTCCTCGATGACAACAAGGAGGATGTCGAAGCTGGTAACTGGGGTGAACTCGTAGGTAAGTTGAACAAATCATTCGGTCATAACTAATGAGTATGACGTTTACCGACCTGATGAAGGATCGTCGCCTGTCCCCCCGCGCCACGACGACCGTTCCAGAGACCCCGGCAGTGGATCCTATCATCCGGTTATACAATAACTACTGGGGGGCAGCTTCCAATACCCGGATGACGAGGGTAGACGACCACTATATCATCTCCGGGAGCTGGTTACATGATAAGAAGAAGGCTTTTACCTTATTCAACAGGGGTGAGGTAAGTGGGGTAAATGTCACGAGGAGTGGGTTTCCCAATGCCTACGCGATGTTTTATTTCTACCGAGTGGAGTTCCGCGAGGAGAAGGTGAATGGGGAAGTATGCCTCGTTTCCTACCCCGTTACCGTGGATAAGGTCGAGACCGGTATCCTCCAGAGGTTTGTACCTGATGTTCCTCGACCCGAGGAGGCCTATTTCGAGATCTTCGGTACGATGGAAGAGGTAGCCAGCGAACTTCAGGAGAAGCTGGGTGGTGTTTGGTCCTGTGGGGATATTATCCACGGTCAGGTAGGGGAGATTGTTTACAAATTCCTCCCTGGTAGGAAGACTGATATAGTCATCCCTTCGATGCCAGATATTACCATCTACGAGGTGAAGTTAACTTTCCACGAGGCTATCCTCAAAGCTACTTCGACCAACTCCATCATCAACGCCAGGTTACGGGATGTGGATTTGGGGTTTGACAGTAACCTTGAAGAGGAGATTAAGCGATATATATAAGAACGGGGGGCTTGTTGCCCCCCTTTTTTTGTGCTTATGAGTGTGATGGAACAGCCAACTTTGTTGGATTTTGGAAAGTTCTATGGTAGGCAACTACTATAACATAGTCTATTTGGCTCATAATCGCGTCCTACTGCGATCAAATATCTTTTTAATGGGTTAGTATAGGTCGCTCCGAGATCGCGCGTCCTGGCGCGATTATGAAGCTCAACGGAGTTGCGCGAGGCCGTAAGGCCGAGCTCGTAAAAAATTTAAGGAACTATGTGACCATCCCCGGAGGGATGGTGTACCTATCAAAGTTCCTCCAAATCACTTAGGTCCACCTTATTACCCAGAGCCCAATAGAGGGTGACGTATGGCTTCTCGACCGTTTTGAATGCAACCTCAATATCCAGGGTAGTGCCATTGATCTTGCCTTCTACCCCAATATAAAAACTGCTAACCTTACCTTCCTCGTTCACGTAGAGCTCTGTCGTGGTCAGCTTCAGGGAATTGAGTGTGCCGTCAGAAACAGAAGTTTCTGCTACCCGGGCTCGGAGGATGGCATCCGTATAGGTCTTATTGAAATTTGCAGACTCTTCTAATTGTTTATATAAAGTTCTTAAAGTAGCCATAATATGATGTATATAAATATGGGTATAGGTAGGAAATTTTTTGGGGCATTTTTACACTATTTTTTGACCTCGTAGTTGAGCTGTTTTTGAGGTCAATTTTTAGGGGGCAAGGTGGACTCCTCAGTGGGTCGATTTTTGGGTCAAAAATAGGCGTCGAAAAAGTACCTAAAAATGGCATGAAAAATGGCCTCAAAATGACCCCAAAATCAGCACAAAAAATGAGCTCAAAAACATGCTTTTTCAGCACTTTTGCGCGAAACAGCGCGCAAACGCACTGGGACTAACGGTTTGAGCGATTTTTTTTGAACGTGAATTTCCTTATAAGAAAAATACTAAACGCTTTTGCGCTTTTTTGAGCCTCCAAAAACACCTCTTTTTTGCCTCTAATTTTGGGCTCCAAAAATGACCCTAAAAAATGACCTTTTTTGAGACCCAAATTCCGACCGACCCAAACCGCGCGTAGACGCACTTTTTGGTCTCCGAGGTCAACGGCCTCCAAATGAACTTTTTAGGTCACCAAAAAATACCTGATTTTGAGATATATTTTAGGTCAATTTTAGGTGACTAAATTGTGATCCTTATGACTACCCCACTATCTGAGGTGAAAATATCACGTAAAAAGCCAAAAACCGTGGTTTTTATCTATTTTCCTAAAGTCAGATGATAGGCAATAACATAGACCCCTTGTATTTCGCATTTTAAGGCACGTCTGATTGTGCTGCCTCCGGAGCGTGAAAATGGCGAGAAAGGAGCAAAAACAGCCAAAATATATGAGATTACGCCCATCTATGATGGGAGTGATAGCATAGACATAGTCTATTTGGCTCATAATCGCGCCCTATGCGCCTCAAATATCTTTTCCGACCATTTGTATAGGCAAGCACATTTGAGCGCAGTAGGGCGCGATTATGAAGCTCGGAGGAAATCCCCTCAAAAATTTTCACCCCAGAGTAACATTCCGGAACAACTTCTTGAATATAATATATAGAGAGAAAACAAAAAACTATATCTTGATATATGAAAGAACAAAATTATGACGTACTGGAGGATCAGATTGATGAGTCCCCCAAATCCCTCGGAAAGGTCCGCAAGGAAGTGATCGGAGCTCCTGGGGAATTGGATTCAGTGGAAAAAAGCCGACTGTCTGAGTTCGCTTCCCGTAGTACGAAACTTATCGAGTCCACCAAGCTGCCCATCAGCGACGGATGGATTCCTATCAACCGTGAAGAGATGGGAACACGAAGCCTCTTCTACCCCGAGGACTGGGTATTCTATGTAAAACCAGCCACCGTACAGACCATCAAGAATTGGACCGCGGTTGACGAAGAACGACCTGAGGTGGTACTGCAGGTCCTGAATGAAATTGTCCGTAGCTCAGTGAAGATTGAAAGTAATCTGGGCTCGGTGTCGTGGAAGGAAATCAATACCTGGGATCAGTTCTGGTTCATCCTCAAGGTCCGCGAGGTTACCTTCTCCAAGGGGGAATCGAAGGTGGAGTTTGAAGATGAATGCTCCAACTGCGGGAATCTCATTACCTATACCCTCGGTCCTTCGACCCTGCTCTTTGACCTCCCCGATGAGGAGCTCATACAGAATTATTGGAGAGGCAATTGCTGGGAGATTGATCCCCGAGAATATGACGTCGATCATGAGCCTATCCGTCTGTATAACCCCAAACTCGGAGCCAATGAAATCATTATCCAGTGGGCCCAGATCCAGGGTCGTCAGAACAAGAAGATCGACGAGCAGTTCCTTAACTACCTCCTGTGGTGTTTCCCTCGACCTCCGAAGGATGTCCAGATGCTCGACCTTCAGGTGAAGAAGATTAAGAAGGAATACGACTCCTGGGATCTGGATATGTTCAACCTGATGAAGGATATTCTCGTCAACCTCCCGGTCAACCCCTCGGAGAACCTCAGGGAGACCTGTGAGCATTGTGGTGGGGAGGCCATCAGCCAGGTACGATTTCCCTCGGGCCTCAAGGCTCTCTTCAATACCGGCGGAGGAAAGAAATTCGGATCACGAAGTTAGCAATTTCCATAGTACCCTCGACTACCTAACGATTAAATTATTCCAGATAGATATAGTTCAGTTTGTGCGATTGGGGGCTGTCCTGGCTAAGGAGTATCACCTCCCTCCAGGGTCTTTGGACAGCCTCCCCTTTTGGGAGTACGAGCTATGGCTGGAGGAACTCAATCAGGTAGTGAAGGAAGCTAATGAAGATCAGAAAGCGGCAATGACCAAGAGTCAACAGGAACAGAAGATCCCGAAGATGACTATGCCAAAGATGCCGAATATAAATGTAAATATGCCGAAGATTTAATGGGAAAGAACTCTAAGAGCCCTCGCCCTCAGGGACAGATTAAAAAATTCATTGGTCCTTATCAGATCACGTGGACCTTTGTTGACGACGAGTTAGAGGAAGAAATCTCCGTGGATGGAGCATCTGCTTTGGAAGAAGACGTAACCATACATGGCTCCGAGAAAACCTACCTCAACTATTTCATTATCCCTCCAGGGTCAGATGGTACTGATATCCTTCTGGAGCGTATTGCCTATTGGCAAAATAAACAATAAAAAAAAAGGGGCTCGCGCCCCTTTTTTATTTTACCGTGATGGTAATCTTCCCTTTATGCGCCTGAAGAATAGGCATTAGTTTTGCCATCGTGGCTTGGGAGTTAATCACCTTCCCTACTTCCTTGTTCTGACCCACGAGGATACAACCGGAGGTGTCTTTAGAGGTGTTCCCTGAGTGGATGAGGATCCCATCGAACCCTGGAACCTTGAGAAGTCGAGGTAAGACCTTCCCAAACCTCGGAGATACGTTGAGGATGACCTCATAAGAGCCAGTCGGTATAGCCGTCTCATGCATCACCTTCGGTCCTTTCCTTACCACATCCTCGAGCGTATCACAGAAATACTTCCCGTCGATATATAGCTTCCCGATGGTGTAGGTGGGCTTGAAGGCGTGTCGGATAACTTCGAGGCGCATGTTACTTCTTTTTCTTCTTAGGCTTACCACCAGCTGCAGGCTCTCCTTCCGTGGGGTCTTCCGTGGAATCCTCTTCCTCGCCAGAGGCCACCTCCGTACCAAGGTTAGTGTCACCACTTACAGCGGGATCTGAGGGAACTGGAGTAACACCGGGCTGCTCTGTGGCTGGCTCGGATGGAGCAGGAACTACTGGAGTAGGCTCGACGGGAGCTGGGTCTGCTACAGGGGTATTTTCCTCCCCGGAGGGGCTGTGTGTTTCCGTGTTAACGGCGTTTTCAGCACTTTCCCCGGCAGGGGCGTTTTCCTCACCAGAGACCAACAGACCATTAAGGGTGACAAAGCCCCTTTCCTTGATGACCTGGTCGTAACCAGATTCAAGGTCAGCAAGACCATTTACCGTGATGCGGTATTTTTCAATTAACTTTTCTAATTCGCTATTCATAGGGTTTTATTTAATAATCTCTCCGAAGGCGCGAGAATAATCTCTCCGAAGGAGCTAATTTGCTAATATCTAATAATCTTTGTGTTCCTTCCTCACTTTCTGCATCCACAGGTCGTAGGAGATAATTTCCACATTCGCACCGTCAAAGGCTTCGATATCAGTCTTGCCATCTTCTAACTGGTTTCCCTGTAGCAGGATAAGGCTATTCACAGTAGGTCGGTAGATGATATCATTGTTATCCTTACCGACATTGGAGTTTTGTGGACCCCATTCGACCAGCAGAGCCGTGTTCCCCTTGAACCCGATGAACTCATAAGCCGTCCTCTTGAGATCGGTATTACGAATCTTACCGGACTGGAAATTAGTTACCGGGATATTGAATGGTACTTGTCCCCCGAGGACGGAGGTCTTACCTGCGAACTCAGATGAAGGCTGGGAGTTCCAACCAATTCGTGGTTCGACCGTTTGAGTCACCCCCCACTCGGCTCCTACCGTATCGGAGAGGATCTTACCTGCGATAACGTGATCGGAGAGGATAGCCCGGTGGACCATCGAACATACCGACGCATTGTTCTTGTGGAAGTGCTCCCCGTCATATACACCAACCAACCTATCCTTGTTCTTACTCCAGAAGCTCTGTCGGTGGGGCTGGTCATAGACCGAGAAGGCATAGGGGTTGATATTAGTCAACTCATCCATCTCCACCGTATTGCTCACCGTGAGGAAATCATATCCGAAGTTATCACTGGTAGGGGTAGTATACTTCAGACCTATCATATCCTGCATCTGGAGTCGCTTGTCTACATCAATGAACCTCTTCATATAGTTGACAAAGGTCGTCTTATCCGATACCTTCATCAGGTTAGCTGGGAGGGTAAAGAGGAAGTACTGGTAAGACTCGTGGGTGGAGGTAGGGGTGACCTTCGTCTTGACGATATTTGGCAACAGGTCAATACCATCTACAGCTCCCCAGTACTTTACCTTATAATTCAGCGCCTGTCCGAGACCTAAGCTCTTCAGGACGACCGTAATAGTACCCACGGCGTCGTTGTAGTAACCGGTGATGATACCGTACTGGTCCTTGGCGACCTTACGGAACGAACCATTCTCATAGGTCCATTCCCCTTCTCCGAGACCGACTTTCCTCACGGCCTTGTAGTAGTCAGTCCCCCACTTGCGGTACTTCTGTAGCTCGAGGAAGTCATTGGATACGACCTCACTAATGTTGGATGATATTTTCTTCGTGGAGAGGACCTTGACCTTGGGGTTCTCCGTGTCGTTGAGGATGGAATGGCCATACCCCTGTTCGAGGTTTCCGGAGACGAAGAGCTTGCTCTGGAGGAGAGATACCGGTGCGATGACCTTCTCCACTCCCTGGGGGGTGATAGTGATCTCATTAGGATCAAAAGAGAGGGTGATTGCCTTACTCTGTTCTCCGGATTCCACTACCCCATTAAGAGTACCACCCCAAACGATGGAGGGTACGTCACGATCCACGGTATTGGTCCTGGCTGCGTCCTCTGTACTTACAGCGAAAGAGACTCGCTTTTCTGTCTCCGAGCCCATAGTAAAGGTCGTGAAGGTCTTGTCCCCGGCTTTGACTGCTATCGACTGATCCCCGAGAGGTACATTAGCCGTCTTACCACTCTTGTAGGTCTTCTTCGTATAGGCGGTGATGACGATATGAGACTGGTCTCCGTTGGACCAGTTAAGACCGGTGTTATGCTCCTGCTTCACGTTGAAGATAATGTCGGTACGGGTAACGGAGTCTTCCTCCCAGCTCACGCGGAAAGTCTGACCGGTCTGCCAGTCCCCTTCCCCGACCTTGTACTCGGCCTTATATTCATGCTCACCAGTGTCTGCGGGGATAGGTACGACGAACTGTTGATGTTCGGAGGGGTCCACGGACTGGTCCATCTCAAAAGCCTTGAAGATAACCGGTCCTTTGGATATCCTCATCTTCAGCCCAGGGAGGTGGGTCTTCCTCGTCTCCCCGTCGGACATAAGGGACTGACGGAAAGCCTCCACATCGACCGTCACATTGACTGGTTGACCAATAGGTTGTTCTAAATAATCTGCCATACTAATAAGTACTGTGTCTTGATGTTTATTAAATAATTTGGGAAAGATGGTGGCCAGTACCCTGGCCACCTTATCCCATAGTCTTTTAAATATTGCCATTTGATTTTTATCAAATTATCTCCATCCTCACGGTGTCTTCGTGACTTACCTCGGTAGCGTCTAACCAACGTACCTTGAACTTACCGGTCAGATCCCCACCGATTATTACCTCACGCTCAGAAGAGAGGGTTCTGGCAATATCCACCTCTATCGTACCTTCTTGTTCATCCAGGGTATAAGGTCGTAGCCATTTCTCCGACGAGAGGGTGATGGACTTCCCGGAGAGGTGCGTGACCGACTCAGATCCGTCGTTATAGGTGGTGATCTTCTTACATACATAGGGGATATTGATTCTCGTCTCCCCAGCACGTAAGACGTACTCGTTCTGGTAGTTGAGACTCAGCTCGTCGCGACTCGTGGTGACGGTCTTGTTCTTCCACGTAAGCACAAACTCCTTAGCGTAGTCTCCTGAGGTAACCGTAATTTTCTCACCCCGAGGGATGGAAAACACCTTCTCCCCGGTCTCGGAGACGGAGGTAAAGCTATCGGTCAGAGCCCCCGATATATTAAAGGTCATCGGTTCGAACCTTTCCTTCTCTTCCCCGTTGTCGTAGGTATCTACTGCTTTGGAGACATACTTCAAGCGGATAGTCGCGGGGTTCTCCGAGGCCTCGAACGTATCCCGGTCGATAGTGACAGATACCTTGGGTGTGATAGTGACTACCTTTGGAGCATCCCACTGGAGGTTTATTGGGTCTACTGCCATCGTACGGTCAAAGTATTCGAAGGTAGGCTGGATGGTGACCCCTGATTTATTATAGGGGATATTCACCGTAACCTTACCGTTTGTGATGGGGTACTTGACTCCGTTAATGACTACCTTACCGGTAAGTTCCTTCGGGGTAAGAGACCCATCGTCCCACTTGTCGAAGGCTGCTCCACTGACCTTGAAGGTAACGGGGTAGTCCTGACCGGCGGTGACGGTGGAAGGCTTTTCCACTTCTACTCGGAGGTTCTCCACGACAATCTCACCGGTCTCTGGTTTCATCCACTGGAGGGTGACCTCTCGTAAGGCCTGCCCCGAACGGTATATACCCACGACCTTGTCGGGTTGTTTCTGACCTCCGGAGGCGGTATAAGGTATCTCGATCGTTACCGGGGTATTGATAGTCACTACCGACGTATCCAGGGTAGCTGAGCCAGTGTTGGTAGTATAGGTGATAGGATCCCCTTCCATAGGTTCGTGCTGGGTGATCCCGGAGTCATAGGTGACCTCATCATAAGCAGTGACGAGGAAAGTGACTGTACCCTTCTCCCCAACGAGGAAAGGATTTACCGAGGGACTGTTAACGGAGATCACCGGCTTACGCTTAGTAGGAACGGCTTTCTTCCACGTGACCGATATGGCCTGGGTGAACTCCCCGAGGGTGAACGTCCCATCGAGGCTCTTACCAGCGAGCGCTGGCTTGAATGGTATCTCCAGCTCCAGTCGTTGCTGTCGGGAAGGGGTGAAGGTATATGCGGTATCACCGATACGGATAGTAGCCGTCTCTCCAATATCTTCCTTCTCTTTTCCTCCGGTATTGAGGGTCCATTCCTTGTAGGCCTCGATATCTAAGATGAGCTTAGCCGGTTTCCCTGAGGCCGTAGGCTTGCTGAGGTTCTTCACCGTGATGAAGGTCTCCGAGGTCGTTCTCTGGGCACGGAAGATCCCCGCGGATTTCCACTGCCCGTCACCGTAGCTATACTCCAGCTCCCCACGGTCGTTGATACGGAACTCCGGGGTCTTACCGTCCTTACCGGGATCACCCTTAGGACCACGGAAAGACTCCTTGTGTTCTTCTATATAACTCTCTACGAGGTTTTTCAGTCGGAGGTCATCCACTACGGGGCCGATGTCCTTACCATTGACGAACCACCTCCCGGCCACGATATAGGGTACGTTGATAGACTGTTCATTACGGAACTTGTCGAGGTAGGCTTTGAAGGAAGAGTAGTCGGTGACTCGTGAGGAGACAATCTGGTCCATCTTCTTCTGCAAGCGACCCATCTCCGTGAGTAGTCTTCCCAGGGTGTGGTAGTCTGCGTCGTTAGTGGGCAGTTTGGCATTCTTTGACGTGACCCTGGTGAGGACCTTAGTTGACCACGTGGTGACCCCACCGAGGTTATTTGTCGTTCTGAGTGCTTGCATCTCCGGGAGCTCCACGATAGCCATAGGGAAGTCCCTCTTGAGGATCATGTCCTGGAGAGTTTCACTCTCGGCCTTACGGTAGACGTTGTATAGGATGACTATGGTATTAAACTCCATCCACCCGTTACTGGTGGGCTGGGGTTGCTGACCCATCAGTCGGTTGATAATCGTTTCGTTATCGGGAATGGGCTTATTAGGAAGATAGAGGTACTGCTTGGGGAGGTTCTCCGGATCGACCTGGACGAACACTTCCGAGTATACCTGCCCCCCGGAGGTCTCCGTCTGGGCGAGGTTGATATCCCCTACCCCCACAAGATCTCCCAGATCGGTGTGTTGGACGAGATCGGCTACATCCACTGCACTAAAAGGACTGGTGATAGTCCCGTACAGACCATACCGGGGAGAGCTCTCCAGTCGAGAAAGCACTTCGGTGATATTTACACCGGGGCCACGGAAAGCCAACCACCGGCTCGGGTAGAGCTTGAGAGAACCGTCTAAGGTACTCGTCAGGTCAGCCTCGTAACCGGGTAAGAGGTGTAGTTTATGTGATTCCATTATTTACTGTATGTATAAATAATAAAAAAAGGCAGAGCTTGTGACCCTGCCTTAATTTTAATAGTTAAGAAGTTAAAGACCCTTCGAAAGTTCATCCAGAAGCTCGAGGTACTTAGGATGGTCCTTGAACTTCTCCGTAAGAGCCTTAATACGAGCTTGGAGGTCATTGGAGGGTTCTGCATTCTCCTTTACCTCTGGTTCAGCCAGGAGCATATCCTTATACTCAGCCCCAACTTCGACCTGGGTCATCTGCTGGATATATTCGACTACCTCCAGGGCATTACCGATGATCTCAAAGGCAAAGCTCCTCAGGCCGAAGGCATAGAGCTGCTCGCCGTAACGGATGACGGCAAAAGACACCCCGGTGGGAGTGGTGAAGATATTCACATGATCGAGATATACCACGCGGTCGTAGTGTTCGGCAAAAAGAGCCACGGCCTCAAAAATACGGTTCAGAGCTCCTTTTCGGTTCGCGGGAGACAGGATCAGTCGGGCTTGGGCCTGCTGACGGAACTGTTCCACACCCATCTCTTCGTCATTATATCGGACCTTACCAGCCTCGCAGATGGTAAAGATATTGTTATTGAATCGGATAGTGATGCAGTGGTCGGCAATCTGAGCTTCCCCACTCTCGATGAACTCATTAAGGAGGAAGAAAGAGGCGCTGATGCCCTGGTAGTTAGGGATGAGGTTATATTCGTCATCCTGACAGATATTCCTCCCGCAGACGCGGATAGCTACCCCGTCGTAGACCTTTTCCACATAGGAGAGGGGATGGGTGATGGTGTACTCATCGGTCCTGACTACGGTCTGAATCTCTCCGAGGACGCGGTTAGCCAGAGAACGGAAAGCCTCACAGTGCATCACTTCCCTAAGAGCCCCGGCACGGATAGCACTTACCAGTTCCCCTTCTGCGAGTTCGAGGAGCCCGGAGGCTTTGGTTGCTGCAGGTCGAGCATGTCGGTCTCGGGTAACCCCGTCGAGGATAGACTCACACTGAGTAGCCAGGGTCCACTTAATAGGCTGTTCACTGATGAAATTGACTACTTTCTCCAGGCTCTCGCGGATACCGGCGTCGTACTGGAGTCGGCTGGCCTCCTTTACAAAAGAGTTAACGAGGATATGACTCTCGCCGTTCCTTTGAAGGGCTCCGAGGTATCGCTCCATTAGCTCCACACCGAGCTGGGTAGTGGTTGACCCCCCACCTACGATAGAGCTAAAATTGAGTTGGTTAAGCATTGATGATATCATAATGTAAAACGTTTTCTATATATAATAAAATATCACACAAATTGTCTTATATATTAGCGTTATGAGAAAGACTCCATCAAAATCCAGCACCAAAGCTCAGGAATGGATGTTCCGTCGAGGTATTCCCGTGGGTAAGATGACCACGTGGGAAGAGCTGTCGTCGAAAATTCCTGAGGAGTACTCCTTTTCTTTCTACACTGGAAAGACCGAGACCAAAATCACGATCTACAAGGAAACATCGGTGACTAAGCGTAAGGTCACCACCACCAATAAGGAGTCATTCGACCTCATCTTCCCCAATTCTCAGGTCTATGACGGGGTCGAATGGGATCTCCAGGGCCTGTACAAGGCCGTCGTGGAGTGGGTTATGAAGGATTATAAGGTGAAACGCAGCAGAGCCGCATCGCCCCTGCGGGGAAACCACAAAAAAAGCTAAAGCTTACCAATACTCTCCTCGGTAAGAATCTTAAACTTCAACCCCCTTTCCTTACACCACTCGAGAGCAGCAGACCATTTGGCGCTGTTTTTTCTCCACTGGTCGAGGGAATAGGGGGTTGGTTTTTTTGGTGGGGTGCACTGGGATCGTGGTTTGATCTCAATAACGCAGTCTTCCCCGTCAATAGTAGCAGTGAAATCGGGGTAGTAAGAGTGCTCCCTCCCGTCTACGTACCAATAAGGGATACGGATATTCTCCGAGCTCCACCGGGTCACCCTGGAAGAGGTCTCCAGCCACTGGATGAATTTCTTCTCCCAGCTGGATCGGTAGGTAATGACCCCTTCCCCCACATATTTTCTACAGGCGGAAGGGTCCACATTACCTTGGTAGTACCGGGATTTAGGATTCGCTTTGAGTTGGTTGTGCATTTTTCTTACTTATTGCGGCCTCTAACCTCTGCCCGCTCTTGGCAGACTCATCTTTCTCCGAAGGGGTCATCTTGAAGTTACCCTCTTCCTGTTCGCGAGCAGCCATAATGATAGCGTCATTATCCACATCCCCGAAGTAGTTCTCGAGGAAGGTGTTATCTCCTTTCTTCATCAGGTCGAGTTCCTCCGGACTATAGGCCGACTCCAGGGAGGTCGGTGCAGTACTGGGAAGACCGGTACGGGCTCTGGTAAGGGCTTTAGCTGCGAGACTCTCCACGGAGGCCCGAGATAGACCGGTAGATGGCTGGGTAAGGACGTCTATCTTTGGGAGAGACAAGGTACTGCTCTTTCGGAAAATTTTCCCAATACCTCGGTCCTGACCGGTGGCCTCCCTATGGATATCCTTGTAGTCGGGGGCAGGGGTACCTGTCTTATACACCTTAGCCTTCTGGTACATATCCAGCACGTACTTAGACATAGACTGGTAGATACGGTCGTTACCCCTCATGTACATCTGTTCAATACCCCACGCGTCCCTTGGCTTACCTCGGTCGAACTCACAGGTGACCTTGAGCTGAGTGGGGAAGTCATCCATACCCAGAGGTCCGCTATGTTCAATGGTGGTGTTCTTGAGGATCATATTCCCCAGGCTCAGGATAGGTCGGTGGGGATTGCCAATAGTCACGTGCCAGAGTCCTACCGGAGCCTCACTCAGGAGGGAGTTCATCTGGTACTTAGCCGGTCGGCCGAGTTGGTTGAGAAGACCACCGATGAGCATACCTCCCATGATATTGATTACTTTCTTCACCAGATCGAGGGGGTTAGTCCCTTCGAGCTTAGAGCTGATAGCATCATAGCCCTTACGTACGTCCTTGGAGAAAGCATCCATATAGTCGGTGAAATTGCTCTTCGACGGTTTGAAAATCTCCAGATTGCGGAAAGCACTACTCTGCCCTGCGGCGATAGGCCTATAACCTCCCTTCCAGAAAGCCCCGTTGGTATAGGTGGTGGCGACGATAGTGGCTAAGAGGTCTAACATAGCCTGCTTGGGATTGATACCGTTATAGGCCTTGAGCTCGTATTCAAAGACCAACGTGAACTTAAAGTCCATCGTCAGACCGGCCTCACTCCTTCGGTAGTTACTCTTCACTCGGTCGATAGGACCGTAGACCTTATTCGAGTCGATGAAGGTAGAAGGGTCTTGGTATACCCCACCGGAGGTGGCGAACATCCCCCCGAGGTGCTTACCTATACCGGGGACGTGGGAGAGGACTCCACCGACCTTATCACCGATGATACCTGCTGCGTTAGTAGCAGCGGGGAGGTTATCATAACCATCATTGAACTTACTTCGGATGGTAGGGTTCATAGCTGCCTCGATACTGTTGAGGATACCATTGTCTCCACCGTACTTAGACACTTCCTCCCAGCGCGCTTCCTTCTCTTCAAAAGGCATCGTATAGGAGTACTTGAGGATATTACTCATCTCGTTTCCCGATACCCCCATCCAGGTCACCATAGTACCTATGGGAGCGGCTGTATCGGCCTGACCGCCACCATCGCGGTTCCTCTGTCGTCTCCTCTTACCTGTTCCCGTGGGCATCATCGCATCGTTGACGGGGATAGGATAACGACGGAGGGTGATGAGGTAGTTATTAGGAACACGACCCACATGCTTACAGTACATGAAATCGGCATAGGAGTAGGTACTACGACCGAAGACCCCGGCTCGGGAAGCCTTGACGAGGTCTTTGACCGTACAGGCAGCTTTCTCCTGTAGCTTGGCTCGTACCTCCGGAGTATCCATCAGAGGGGCATTAGTAGACAGTCGCCATTCACTACCTCCACGGATATTCCTATCCCAGGCGTCGGCCTGTCCCGGAGCGTCGAAAGTCGTGACGGGCTGGGCATTACCGATGAGGAGGGCAGCGGACTTATTGAAGAGTGATCGGACGCCCGGAGCACCAGCTCGGTAAGGACTCATAGAATCCCTGGTCCATTCCTCTTCGGTGAAGTCTTCGTGTTTGGCCTCGCCCCCTTCCCCGGTCCTCTTCCATACGGGAATAGTACCTTGGTTAGTGGGGAACACGCCGAAGTTCTTATAAGTATTCATCGACTCCATCGTCTCCGTATCCGCTATCTGAGGTCTCAGGGGATGGGTGATAGACGGGGTGGAATCGATCAACGGGGTCTTGTATATATTAGTCTTGTAAGCCATTACTTCACTGCATATTGGGTGGATAGGTGGATAGGACGGGCGAGGTCATTGAAGACACAGGCCTCGTGGTCGGTAGTGTACCTCACTGCTTCTCGGAGGACCTCCTCCTTAGGTAGGGTCCTGTTGTAGTACTTGATGTTAGTGAGGAAACAGGGGAATCCGTGGAGGGAACAGGGCTGGGGGTCGCAGACCTCGTAGTCCTGGTTGTAATGCCCTACTTTCTCTATTACCGGATGGTCGAGGTCGAAATAGTAACTCTCCGGCTTGACGAGGTATACCGGCATATCCGTACGGTGGTGATGACGATATACTCCCAACTCCTTAGTATGGGTACTCTTGTCCCATCGGTATACGACCAGATAAGTAGAGAACGGTTGGAGGTTGGTGGAGAGGTCTTCCACACCGAACAGATAATTATCTGCCAGCTCAAAGTTAATAGGACCTATCTGGAGGAGGGAAGTCTCCTTAGTCTCCCCTCCGGTCTCCAGAATAAAGGAAATAAATCCGGAATCTCCACAATACTTTCTGAGGTAGTTGACCGTACCTCCATCCTTAAACTTGTACATATGACGACTCGTCACGTTATGCCTATGACAAAGGGTCTTGTCTTGGATAATGACGAGGTCTCGGGTATAACTGTGTCTCAATTGATCTTCTTTATAAATGTTGTATAGGGAATCGACGTACTGGGTCTGAGTGATCTGATCGTAGGCCGACTGCCTTAGTTGTTCTTTTTGTTCCAGAGGAGCAATCTCCTCCTCGTACTTATGTTCGATGAAGTTGTCGATGATGTGGTCGAAATTCTTCGTATCCACGCTCTTGTTATCGGTGTACTTCACCAGGGTCAGTTTCCACGTCGTGGCCCTCCACATGAGCCCTCCAGATTTCTCGTCGTAGGCGGAGTTGACCTTCCACATACGCTTCATCATCGGTACGTAGATAAAATCTTGGTACTTGGGGACGGTCGTGTCCCCGAAGGCCGTGGCAAACTGGGTCTTGGATATCTCCACCGACCAGTCCTGTTCCCAATCAAAGTCCAGATCGGTCAGCTTGGGATTACTGGAGGGGAGGGAGCCATCTTCCAACATCAGCTTCAGCTCCTTCACCTGTTTGACCTGATGGAGGTGGTACTCCTTGAAGGTATAGTCGAGGGACTCTATATTGGGATCCACTTGGAAGTAGTAGATAGGAATCCCGAACATACACACCACCTGATCGGCGAGCTGCTGCTGGAGGAGGATCGCACATTCCATATTCGAGTACGGGGAGAATAGGTTGGGGTTGGAGCAGACGTCTCCGGTGAAATTCATCGGGGCTATGGAGAGGGTATAGTCCTCATAAGGCATGCCACAGTATAGCACTTCATTAACCATCCCACGGAATTTTAGTCGGAGGAAGTAGTCCCCTTCTATGGAGTTTACCCAACTCTTGTATTCGCTGAGGGTGACCCAACCGGTCCAACAGACTCCGTCCATAGACCAGCTATAAAGGCTCTCCACCCCAGAAATGACCACTACCCCGGGCTGGATGGCTCCGGTAGTAAGTATCCTTTCAATGAAACAGAGGTTATTAGGTGTTATTGTATTCTCCACGCGAGTATTTCTCCATATATTTTAAGAATAGCTCGTAAATGGTCGAGACTTTATAAATGGCGATAATGGCTAGTCGAGTTGCTAAAATCTGTAGTTATATAAGTAGGGATAATGGCTAGTCGAGTTGCTAAAAACGATGGTTACTTATGAATGGCTATAATGGCTAGTCGAGTTGCTAAAAGTGCTAATTAGTGGTGGGGATAGTTTTGGAGTATTTTTGGGTACGTGGGGTGGAGCAGTATGCTGGGATACCTTAAAAATGATATTCATAAAATGTATCTATAGGTGATAAATAAAATGAATCAGATCAGTGCTCAAAAATGGCCTAAAAATCGCGGTTTCCGACCGCGCACAAACGCACTAAAACCGTTTTTTGAGCCCAAACAGCGCGTAGAAGCACTGGGACTAAGGGTTTGAAGCCATTTTTCTGAACGTGAATTTCCTTATAAGAAAAATACTAAACGCTTTTTGGGTTTTTTTGAGCTCCGAAAAATGAGAGTCAGAGCGATCCTAAAATCACCATTCACGTGATAGATAAAATCTATTAATAGGTGATAGATGGAAGTTATCACTGAAAGTGCTGGTTTTAACCGTCAGGATCGGGAGGTCAAAATGAGTCCGGTAGAATCCAAAAACATCCGGCTTGGGTTGAAAAACCTTGTGAAGATGGCTTCTTAGCCGAGACGACGGGACGTCGGCTTTCATAATCGCGCCAGGACGCGCGATCTCGGAGCGACCTATACGGAAGGTCCATTTTCATATTTGAGCGCAGTAGGACGCGATTATGAAGCTTATAGGCCTATTCTACATCCTTACCATCCATCCGGATCTAAGTTTTTGGGTGGATTTTTAGGATTTTTGGTGGATTCCCCAAAAAATTCATACCGTTTCTGAAAGTTGGATACTATGGATGACTACTAACATAGCCTAATCGTCGCATAATCGCTCCCTATGCGCTTCAAATATCTTTTCCGACCATTGGTATAGGCTACCTGATTTGAGCGCGTTATATCGCGTTTATGTGAGCCGCAATTTAGTCACTTAAAAAACACCTAATTTTTTGACCCCGAAAAAGTTCATTTGTGCGCGGTTGACCTCGGAGACCAAAAAGCGCGTTTGCGCGCGGTTTGGATGGGTCGAAATTTAGGGGTCAAATCAGATCGTTTTTTAGGGTCAAAAATTAGAGGCAAAAAAGAGGTGTTTTTGGAGGCTCAAAAAAGCGCAAAAGCGTTTAGTATTTTTCTTATAAGGAAATTCACGTTCAAAAAAAATCGCTCAAACCGTTAGTCCCAGTGCGTTTGCGCGCTGTTTTGGCCATTTTGCGCATTTTTGCGCATTTTTGGCCTGATTTTTTGCGCTGATTTTGGGGTCATTTTGAGGCCATTTTTCATGCTGTTTTTAAGCCTATTTTTGAGCTCAAAAATCGACCCACTGAGGAGTCCACCTTGCCCCCTAAAAAATGACCCCAAAAACAGTCCAACTCGGGGGTCTCAAAAACAGCCTATTTTCGACCCCAAAATAACCTATTTTTTCTCCACCAGTACCTCTCCAATTTTTCATTACGACCCCCCAAAAACCCCCCAATTACTACCCCCTAATTTTGGCTAGTCGAGTAACCAGAATCGATAGTTATATAAATAGCTATTTTGACTAGTAGAGTAGCCATTTTTTATTGTTAGAGAGCTCCGTCGATGATTTATACATAAGAAAAAATGATGATTAGAAATTCCCAATTATATAGAACTAACCCCAAATTATCTGGAAATTTACAGATCGATTTGGTGCTGACTAATCTCGGGGAGAGGGTGGTCGTGGATAAAATCCACCTCCGACCAATCACCCCAGGGTCCTATGTCGTGGATGAGGATGAGGAAATCATCAACACCCCCCACCAGTTCAATCTAAGAGAGTTTTACCGACTGACCCGAAGTACCTTCTACGATACGACCAACCAGAACCTCCAAGGGGACTGGCCTCTCTATAAGCCCCTGGATAAGAATTACGATGACCAGCTATGGGCCGGAACCAAGCGAGGGACTCTCTACCACCGCCCTTTTGAGACCTTAGTACCCCTATGGCTGGACTCCTCCTATGGCCTGAGGTTTGATATTACCATCTCCCTCCCCGGCGGTCGTCCTATCGCGACCAAATCTATTACCGTGGATGATACCACTCGCGAAGGTCGTTATATCCTCGATTATCTGGAGCATATCCGCGGGGAGGAGTGTATTAACCTCAACCTCTCCCAGAACCTATGTACTATACGAGGTCTCGACATGAAGTCGGGTAATATGGTCACCCGTCGAGACTACAACATCCCACGTAACATCATCCACCGCGAGAGACCCCTGATAGAGTTCAACAGTCTCCTGACTAATATCTACGGGGATCTGGAGATGATCACCCCTCAGCTCATCAATTTCTGCCTCGTCTACGACCCGGAGAACTGGGTAGTAGGTATGAATGAGGTAGTGAAGGACACTCCCAATTTCGAGGTCAGTGTACAGGTATATAACCGGGACAAGAGAGGTAACTACCGTCCCTTGAAGAAGCGAGACCTATATACCAACCACCACTACGTTCCCCGACCCAAGGTCGATGAGGACCAGTGGACGACGATTCCCAATTTCAATGCCCTGGACTACCTCGGAGACTGGAAGATGACACCACTCATTCATGCCAATAAGATTACTCAGACCATCAACCACTGGTCTCCATCGACTAACCCGGAGATCATCTACAACGTCTATGATGGTATGAGTGCTTATTACGAGTATGTTAATGAGAAAGGGGAGCGACTCATCTACTCCTACCGTGGGACTATCGGTAGTGCCCAGGACCCCGGTATCAAGACCTACGACAAACAGGCTAAGAACCACAACTGGACCGGTAGTATGCGCTACGGGGGTCAGAAAGATATTTACCACAACCTGATGGAAGCTCCTACCCTCATAAGTGAGGGGAAGTACTTCAAGAGCCTCTCGGGGTTCGTCAATGGGATGAAATTCAACTTCAAGAATGCCGGACTGGATGATATTTACCTCGGTCTGATGACCACTTATAGTCTCGAGAGGGTCGATATTGACCATCCCAGCTCTTTCAATCAGGTCTATGACCGATCTGTGGATACGACGGCCATCTGGTGGGAGAGGTTCGATGAGAAGGGAAGGAGTCTCCCGGTGGATGGTCAGTACCCCACCGAAGAAGCCAAAGCAAAGTACTTCGAGTATGACACTACCTATGACGTAGGTCGTTTTCATGATATGGACGGGTCGTTCAATGAGCTCCTCGATCTCCCTGCTATGCCTACTAACCGTCATCACCTCAACGACCAGGGTCTATTCATCTGTATGAAGACTCAGGAGATCACCGATGAGGAAGGGAATAAGAAAAAGGTCCTTTGTGTCATTTTCTGGACCCCTACCCGAGAGATGCATAAGAGTGAGAAGGGAGTGGTGATGCAGGAGATGACTCCAGAACCCCTCGTCCTGGGTAATGTGATGGATGCCCTGAAGAACTATACCTCTTATTACAAGGAGAAAATGGGGGGACTTCCCGACCATCTGAAGAAAAAGTTCGAATGGCTGGACCTTATCAACGAAGGGCTGCAGTCTATTGAAGCTCCACAGGCGGTTCATTTCACCCGTACGATAGTGTCCAAACAGGACCACACCATCACTCCCGATGCCAAGGAGACCGTTCCGTATAAGAAAGAGGGGAGTAATAACTACGTCTTCCGTCACGATACCCCCCTCAAACCAACTATCTTAGACCCTGGGGTAAAAAACCTCCACGGTCAGTGGCTGTATGTGAGCTCTTTTGGGAGGAATTTCCTCTGGGAGAAACAGGCTATGACCGAAGACGGTCTGAGGACGAAGATCTACGACTGGAGTTATACTGGAGTTCCACCTAAGTACCCCTCTATCGGGTATGACCCTATTACCCTCTCGGCAACTACCCCGTATGGTGATCTGGTTTATGACTACCCCCTGAAGAGACTACAAGGTCTCCCGGAGTACAAATGGTTTGATAAGTCAAGGATTACGATGTATAGTAAGTACTTTGAGTCTGAGGTGGAGGTATCTACCCACGACAAGGCTACTCTACAAGGGGTCGCCCTGGAGGAGATAAACAAAAAAATCCCCGTTCCCTTTGCCGACTTTACCAAGGTAGAGCAGATCTACGACATCAAGTATGAGATAATCCATATAAAAAGGGTGGATATGGAGATTCTTTATATATACCGAATAAAATTCACGAGGCATGCATAAACTCAAAGACATAACCCTTCCTATCCTCGACTCGGATTTCTCCCGGAATCTGGCCGAACAGTTTAGGAACATTCATGAGAACTTCCAGAAACTCGGCAGCCCTGACCTCTTACGAGGTGAGGATGGCCGAGGGGCTCAGTACGTCCCTTATAACCTCAACTCTATCCTCTTCTACCCCGGGGATGCCCTCGACGGTACCGTCGAGAAAATCACCAAGACGACCCAAGGGACACCGGCCAATATCGACCTCATCCGTACCCTGCAGAAGGAGGTAGAGGAAGACTACAAGTACTACAATACCCTCACCGGTAAGAGTAAGACCGACTATGCCAAGGACTGTAAGGTCATCTACGACGCTATCCTATCTACTATTGAGGTGGAGTGCACCCCGACGGAACTCCTCCCGGTGAATGGTTGGTATTTCGACTGGGTCCGGGTGTGGATGAAGGCTCCGGAGACCGAGGCCCTGGAGATCTTCAATAAACACATCACCGACTACTCCTTAGGGAGGGTCTTTGTTGCTACCACCGAGTCAGACATCCAGAAGTCCACCGGTAGCCTCCCCTATCTCCTCCTCGACCCCCGTTTTCGTGGTGGAGCCCACCAGGATCTCACCAAGGCTAAGGATACCTCCGGGGTGTTTGTCGGCGAGAGAGACACTACTTTCACTTTCCGTCGATTAGACCTTATCCCGAGGATGTATTTTGAAGGAGGGGAGTTCTTCTGGATCCTCAATGGCCGTAAGACCAAGGTCTCTGCCCAGGGGTTACCCGGCAAGGCTGGTAAGAACTCGTCCCTGCTCATCGTACGACGACTGGAGAACACCGCTTATAGTGCCAAGGACGTGTCGGGTATGACCGTGGTGAATATGGAAGGGGAGGTCCAGCCTATCCCCGGTATTCCCATGCCTAATCAGAACCCCAATATCACCCCTTCGTTAGAGGCTTCCAGTTGGCTCAAAGGACAACATACCAACGACTCTAACCTCTACCGCGTTTGGAGGGTTATGGACGGACATGAGAGTATCTCTTTCTTCCGTAAGCCCACTATCCAAGACCATACGGTGGAGAACGATCTCGGTATCTGGGACGACCAATGGATAGAGAAGGTAGATGGTAACAACATCGTTCCTTTCTCCATCCGGGATCCCAAGGGTAATGAGGTGTATAACCTTATGCAGGAGATGGATAAGACCACAGTCCTCGTGCTTCCCGACCCAGCGTGGCAACAAGCTAAGTACTCCACCACCTTCTGGATAGCTGAGTTCCGCGTTCTCAAGGTCACCAACGGAGACGACGAGAGATATATCGGTACGGTCTACTGCGGGGAGGATAATAGGATCGAGTTAGGTCTCGACGAGCATACCTTCACCGGGATGATGATGGGTTTGGATCCGTACGAGCATAAGACGGATAAGTACGCCGATCATAACAAACCCCGTGGTCTGTATATCCCTATCGGTTCGAGGAAGTATAAACAGTCTATTGATGCTACCGGGGCCGATACCGAACCGGAGAAGACCTGGGCAGCCCACGTCATCTATTCGGAGGCGAAGACCCCTAATACGACCCCCGCTCCCGGTACGATGACTCCTAATGCCGAGGACCGAGCTACGATGAAGGAGACCCTTCATATCGGATCGGTAAAGGATATCCGTGCCCTCAATAAGTCTACGAAGACCAATCCTGGGGTTCCGGGTAGGATCGTCGGTAAGCAAGAGGAGAATAACTCCGTCACCGATGATACCGGTCGTACTTTTGACTATACCCATTACATTGGTTCTGATCTGAGTGTGGACGTACCCACGACGATCACCAGTTATAAGAACACCAGCGGGCCAGTTAGTCCCCTCCTCACTATCCACGGAGACCTCCTCACGGGCTTCACTAAGGATGGAACAGTCCTGGGTGGGGTGAAGGCTACCGGTATCATCCAGGGAAAAGACGGTGGAGTCACTGTCACCGGAGGCCAGGTTAACCGAGGAAGGAATATCAATTACTCCGTCAAGAAGAACAAACTTCGCGACCATAGTTACACCTACCCCTTACTGAGTGGGATCGGAACATCCCCTCTGGATTTCTATTCTGTTTGGTCAGAGTATGGTATATATGGTAAATTCCTCCGTACCGGGGCTCTTCATATCGGCAATTCCGTCATCGACCAGAACGGGGCTACCTTCGACGTTCCCGAGATAAGGTCTTATAATGGTAGGTGGACTTTCCATACCAGCGGGTTAGTGAGTTATGGTATCGACCGAGTCGATGATCTATCGACGAAATCAGGGTATCGTCATAACGGGGTATTCTTCAACAACAGGACTACGAAGAAGACCAACCCCACGAAGAACGAGGTCTTTGTCGATGATACCATCCACCACGGGGCTATTATCGCTGACAGTCAGTCGTATACGGGGGTCAAAGACCACCATTACTCCGGGACTTTCCTCAACGGTTTCTATGCCGGTGGCAAGGCTCTTAAAGGCACTAACCCAGCACCAGTGAGTTATACTGGTCGTCTGTTGAACCCCTCGGGATGGTCTGTTGGAGACCTTTACACGGCTGTTTGGGGAGAGCTTACCCCCAATACCAGGGCTAATATCGGTCCTATTGATCTGGGGTATCTGGTGGGTCGCGTGGAAGGTACTCTGCATGCCGACCAGTTCCTCTCCGGAGATACCGTCATCGTCGGTACGATGGCCGTAGGGGGTAACACCTTCTTTGACAATAACGTGATGGTCACTGGTAACATCGACACGACCGGGGATTATCAAAGTACTGGTTCCGTCAAGGCCAAGGCTTTCAGCCGTAAGGACGGGGACAAGGCTATCCTTTTGGAGAACGGTCTGAGTACGACCAGGGTCTCCGACCAGAAGGTCCAGAGGAACTACACGAACAAGGCCCATCGCAAGGTCACCAAATCTCCCATCGTCCTCGACCTCGGTCCTACCTACGGCTCTGGCCGACTGGTAAAATTTGGTCTCGTTGGTGCCGTGGAGGTAGACCGCGAAGGGACTCTTATGATCGACGAGGCCGTAGACGACCACAAGGGGGTCTTCCTCGGACAGTTCAGTAGTGACTCGGCCTACTACTCCGAGACGATCGACGAACCTTTTGGTAGGGGCTCCGGTTCTGGAGGGTCTATAGAGGCGGTCATCTCCGGAGGTATCGTCGTGGTGAATATCCGACTGAAGGCAGAATGGATAACCTATTGGGACAAGACTGGTCTTCACTCCCAGGGTCTGGGTATCAACGGGGAAGGTTATGGTTGGAAGGCCTTTATTCATAATATCGAGTCTAAGTTCAAGACCCTCCCCGAGCAGTTCCGTCCCTCTAATATCGTCACTTACTGTCTTAGTGGTGGTAACAACTCCGATAAGGATAGTGGGGGATATATAAACGGATCCGATGGTAAGAAGATTGAAGCCATTGCCAACTCCTACCTCGAACTGGGGGTCACTCCTCAGGGTACGATAGTAGCTACCCGTGGAGCCAAGATCAATGCCCTCCTTACGCACTCAGGGAATAACGGTCATACCCAAAGGATCTGGGCTTCGGAACCTCGTCTCGTCTGGACGATCGTCTATCCAGCCTCAGGGAACACCTCCGCGGGGAACAACAAACCGGTTTATACGAAGTATGTCGTTGTAAAGAAGGTAGATCCTTCGAATATCTCCTTCACTTCAGGGACTTATTACGACGAGCCCCCCACGACCGATGACTGGATCCTCCTCGGGGAAGGGGATAATATCCTCTCGCGACCCACTACCAGCTCCAAGGGATGGACGTGGTCGGTCTATCAGGAAGCCAAGAGCAATACCGAGTACGGTCTAAGTACCGGGATAAGAGGTCGTAATCCCCTCGAGCCTGTAGGACTCACCAAGGCAGAAGCCACGGACATGCCAACGGAATCTAAGCCATATAAATGGACGAGGAAGAAGAACGGCAATTGGAGTCTCTCGGTGACTTTCCCCGGGTACGAGGTTATTGACTGGTCCTGGGAGGATGCCGGATCCCATCAGGTGACGAATACTAATAAGATGGTCACTTGTACAAGCGCCGACTACAATACGTTTATGTTAGGTAAGTACAAGCTCAAAGACGTCCTCTCCGACATGAAACAGTCTATCGACGATATGGGTGACCAAGCCGATGACACGTTCGTGGTGAACTTCGTCAATGGTCGTATCATATACAACCGAAAGACCGGGGGATCACTGAGTTTGGATTTTGTTGCTCCTTCACCGAAGTTCGTCAAGGGGACATTTAAGCCTGATCTCACTTTCACTGCACTATAAATAAGGGGGGTACAATAGTACCCCCTTTTATGTAATACTTTATATATAACTATAGTTTTATGTCTAACATTATTGAATCCACTCAGAACACCCGGGTGTTTGAGGATATCCGTAGGTCTATCACCGAGGTCGGTGGTACGGCTCCGGAGCACCTCAGCTGTGTTGGTAAGGCTATCCGCGAACAGTTGGTAGCTGGTCCTAAGGCTGTGGTCAATGCTTCTCTCGTCTCGGGTAAAGGGGTAAAGATCTGCCCCATTGAAAGGAAGGGTTATAAGATCTCCGCGAATAGTGGAGCCAGTCTCATCGCTCCTGTTGGGGATATTGACGCTGGTGCTACGGTCCAGGATGCTCTTAACTACCTCGCTACCAAGGCTATCCCCGGTGCGGAGAGGAATGCTGCCAAAGCTCCTCATATCGTCGGGGTAGAGTATGTGAAGATCCCTTACGACGGCTGTGACTACTACGACAACAAGGCTTATGCGAGCTGCGGGGTCGGTCGAAAGACTGGTCTTGTCCCCCATACGTGGTATCTCAAGCTGACCCTTTTCTCCCAGGTAGAGCCTGTTTATGTCTCCTGTGGTCCTCTTATGGCCGACCTGAAGAGGGAGATTATGGAGGAGATGAAGAGAATGCTGGATAACCTCCCCAAGCCTACCCCCAAGGAGGAAAAGGACGACTGCACCTGCGGGTGTATGGGTTATTACAAGGAGCCTTGTCCCCTTTGTATTAAGCCTACTCCTAAGCCAGAGCCTAAGCCAGATGGAACAGCTCCTAACGGAGAGCCTGATAACTGTGGTTGTGGGCCCTGGATAGTCCCGGAGAATACTTGTAAGGCTGATAAGGAGGAAAGCTGCTCCTGTGATGGAGAGATTACCTGCGAGCCCAAACTGGATGTTAACTTTATAATTGAATCAATACGATGAGCTGCTGTAAGAATGATAATAGCATCAACCTCGACCAGAGGTATGTACTCAAGATTGAGTTGGATGCCCTAAGGAATGAACTTAAGAAAATTGATCGCACGAGGACGGTCTCTGCCATCCAGAGTGGTAAGAATGGGGACATTATCCCCGTGGGTACTGACCATACTATCCACCTCGACTACGAGGGATGGGTAGAGAGTCATATCGTCGATGCCACCGGAGCCCAGAAGATCGCCAGCAATGACTCTTCTAATGCCGTCTCTGCCGCTGCCGTCAGCGAAGCTCTCCGAGGTATCCGAAAGGAGATCCTTGCAGCTTCGCAGGGGTTTGCCAAGACGCATGTCACCACCATCCCTTCGGAGGAGCCCGTGGTGGAAAGGGTCATCATCGGGGATATCTACCTCGTCCCCTCGGAGAACGGTTACAAGGAGTTTATTGCTATCGAGTCCGGAGACCTCAAGCAACCATATAAGTGGGAGCTTATCGGGGAGAAGAAGGATGAGAAGATTTATGAGCGAGTCACCGATACCCAGAAGAAACTCGGGGAACTCACCAAGGTGACCTACGACCTGGCCGAGGCGGTAAAGCGATCTAATGACGCGAGGATGAGTGAGATTGCTGCTCTCTCAGAACGACTGGATAAGTTGGAGAAGGCGCTAACTCCTAAGGCCGGTGAAGTACCATTCACCAAGGAGCAGGCCGGTCAGCTGAAGCTGGTCTATGAGAAGATCAATGATCTTACCGAAAATGGTACTCTGATTGAGGAAGCGGATGTAAGTGCTATCCTTAATAAACTTAGATAAAAAAGGGGGCTCGCGCCCCCTTTTTTTGTTATGCTACTACACCTCCACGTTCGTTAGACGAAGGGACGTTGCTAAGCTTATCCTTCACTGCCTGGATATCTGCTTCACCAAGAGCTTCGGCGATCTTGTTGTCAAGGCCTTCGGTCTTAACATAATCAGCGAGCTTAGTGTCAATAGCCTCATTAAGCTTAGAGTCTACCACGTTTACTACACTTTCCGCGGTGATCTGCTTTGCAGCAACCCTCTGGATAGCTTCGACAATAGCATCCACGACCTGCGAGAGGCCTTCTTCCGTTACAAATTTCTTTGCCATATATATAAAAAGTTATTTACATATAAAATATCGCTGGCATCTTTCCTATATATAACCGGTAAATACATAGAATTACTTATGAGTACCTTTGTTAAAGAATACGAGCAATTGTTCAATAGATTAATGAACCTACAGACCAAAAAGGCCTCTTTGCCAGACTGGGTGGATGATGACACGAAGGTGGATAAGATCTACCGACCATTCCACCTGGGAAGTCTGTTCTCCCCAAGGGTAACGAGATTTTCCAAAGGGTCGCAGCGGGCCTATATGATCGATCTCGGTGGCTCTTTTAGTCCCTGTTTTGATACCCTGGAGGATCTGGGGAGGGCTTGTCAGACGAGAAACCTCGCTTTTTGTCCGGTCACGTTCGAGACCTCTGATGAATGGGGGGGATTTCTCCAAGGTCACTATCTCCCGGTTTGTCCTGAAAGATTTTGGGGAGTGGGAGATGATGATGGTCACAGCCCCTTCGGGGATTGGCGGAGAATATCTCCAAGGCAAGGACATCGATAGCCTCCGGGAGGTCCTTCAAGAGAAACTCCCCCTCGTGGACCTGTCTATGATTCACTATAACTACGATTGGATCTTATGATCACCATATTCGAAAACGGTAAATATATCCTCCACCTCCCTGATTGGGCTAATAACGTTTATCTGAAGCTCGAGGAACTCCCCTATAAGGGAGGCCTATGCATACTGGAGATTAGTTACCGGGATAAGAAGGCCTATTGCCTCTACCATCCCGCGATAAAACATCATACGCTCTGGGTAGATAGTGTGGAGGAACTGGATAAGAGATATGCCGAAGGGGAGATCAATCCTCTCCGGGGCATAGTCGTCTACGGCACAGATATGTGGGGAGACCCCATTCCGATAAAGATATATTTGGAAGAAGATGATAATTTCCGGAATCAGCGGAGCTGCTGGTGCACCCATCGGTGTGAGGTAAATGGAAAACTGAGGTACATTGATTTCTTATCCACCATCTTCAAGAGACTCCGAAAAGATTACCCCCTGGTGAACTGGGATTTTGTACATTACAAGGATAAATTTGTGAACTGGGTATAATGGCTAATAAGATTTACCACATATCTATCCAGTCGGTTTTCTTCACCACTACCCTCACGGCAGAAGAAGGGAGTACCTTCCGGGCTATGAAATATAACCCCGGGGTCATTGTGGAGTGCACGGAGCCAAATGGAAAGAAGACCTACTCTTTTCACGACCAGTTTGTCAGAACGCCTCAAGTAGATGACCTCGAGGAACTTATTGGGTTGTTGGAGAGCCATCTTCTTATCCAAACGCATGTGGTGGATGGTAGGGTCATCTTTGAAATCTCCTGTCGGAGCTCGCAACCTGTGGTTGAAGAAAATGGCAGATGGTTCGCCATAGGGGGGAAGATTAAACACTCTCCCTGGACTTATAGTATCGACCACCTGATGGATATGGCAAATCTACATGATCTGTACCTCCATCCGGTCGTCCTCACCCTACCAGATATCTGGGGAGGAGGAGAGACTCTGGTCGTATCCAAGAGAGATCCTCTGAAAGAGGCCCGCCACCAAGGTGGAGGTCCTTACTATATAGTGAGTACGGAGGAAAGGGAAGAACGGTTTACTCAACCAGAGGAGCTGGGTAAATACCTCACCAAACAGTACGGGGAATGGGAGGAGTTTGAATGGATAAACGATGACGGAGCCTTCATTTGGTGCAAACCGTGGTCGAGGAAAGCAGTCTACATGCCGGTGGGAAATACGATAATTAGAGGGTAAGACTTTTCACGTATGTCACCCACCGAACTAGCCAAACAGATACAAGAGAAGAAAGAAGCCCTGCAGGAGAAGGTAGGACTCTACCAAGACCTTATATCCAAATACACCACGAAACTTACTGATCTACGGTCAAAATATGACCAATCAGTAAAGCAACTGGAGGAGCTCCGGAGTAACCCCCAGATAAGTCATATACTTAGCAGGACGGAGAAGTTCCAGAATACCCAGGACAAATTCCTGAGGATGGAGATGATGAAAGTGGAGAAGATGCTCCAGAAGTACCAAACGACTCTCGAGGAGCTTATCCAACCACAGGTAGAGAAGGCTATCTCCACGGTAATGCAGAAAAAAGCCGATGCAGAGGCTTTTGTTACTACTCAGAAAACCGCTCTCCAGGACGCTAAGTCTAAACTTATTTAGGCTATAATTAGTATATATAGCTATACCAATGAACCTGATTAAGTTTAAGGATAACATACGTCCCGGGGATGCGTATTTCAATACCTACCTCAAGGACCAATATGCCTATTGGGTGCGTATGCGTTACGTCATCCCTATGTCAGTCATCTCCATCCACGACTACGTCAGCCTGGAGAGGGACATTGACCTTCTCAAGACCCTCGACCCTATCTACTGGGATCTGGAAGACCCCGGGGATATGAAGGCTTATATCGACGAGGTGGAGACGAATAAGATCAACGACCCCAAGACCTACGAACACCACAACCGTTATGTCTGTGACCCGGATATTACCACCGACGAGGTGAAGAAATTCCGTACGTGGCTCGCCCAGCAGCTGCTCCAGAACCGTACCAACGACACTGGTCGTAGCTCCGGTGGAGACTGGAAAGAGGAAAGGGTCTTCAAATACTACGTAGGGGGTATGATGGACGATACCGTGAGGTGGTTCGCTGAGATCGGTAACCTCCCCGAAGGGTCGGGGCATCGTAGTACGATGACCTTCCAACCCATGAACCCTATCACTACCACTCCCTGTGGATGTGGTCAGGTAAGTACCCAGAACCCCAATAGCCTCCGCGTCTGTGACCCTCTGCTTATCTACCGGGAGTCCATAAGAAACCAGATGATGGCTCTTTTCAGTGACCTCTACTTCTGGTTGGGTCTCCCCTTGCCCCTGCTGAAGGAAATCAAAATCTACCTCGATCATATCACCCGACTGGGTCTGCAGCTGAGGAAGACTGATGATCGGTTTATCGACTGTTGTGACAAGAACACGAACAAAATCAACCTCGAAGGGGTAAGTAAGGCTTTTGAGTATATGATCCTCGATGAGGTGAATGGAAATAAGAACTTTATTGCTGGTCAGCTGAGAGTTCTTGCTAATGTTTATGAATGGTTATATTGGGCTTAAAAATATGGTTACATTATACGAGCAACTCAACGGCAAGGCCGTTGGAACCCTACACCACTTCCTCGACTGTCTGAAAGATAGCCGTCGGAGACTGGAGAATGTAGATAAGGCCATGTACGAACAGGCCCTCCTGAATAGTTGTCCCACGGAGGTCAAAGACTATGTGGAGATAAATAAGAGTCAGTTTAAGGATTTTCAGACCGGAAAGATGGTCATTGCTATCGAGGAAGGGACTGGTATCATAAGGGTCTGCTACGGGGCTTATCCCCGTCTTGCCTGGGATATCTATGAACCCACGGGGAGCAATTATCGATTTGCAGCCCATCGCAAGACTGATTGGAAGACCCCTCATGTATTTTTTGCTACTAACCGCATAGTCAAGAAGGAAACTCCTACCATCACCCTCTCCAGTGCCTGGCTCCGAGACTTTGAGCGTCAGGTAGGACCCTTGAGGAATATCCTCCCAGATACCAACGACTCCAGCATCGACCGTTATGTCGGTCTCTGGCAGCTCAAAAAAGGAATGAAACAAACCGACTATGACCAGCTGAGTAGGTTCTGTTCGGTCCTGGGACTGAGTCTCTACGGGGATCCGGAGCAGACCCTTCCCAAGGCCCTGCAGGAGTTCTCCAGTATGAAACCAAGGCTTGTGGAGGCTATCCTGAAGAAGGTGGAGGATAAGCTCCCTAAGGAAATTGTCTCCTATATGACTAATTTTGTAAGGCTGTTACTGAGACTATGATAACATTAGAAAAATATATAGCCGGGGTCTATCGTGGGGATAGGTCCAAGTTGGCCAATATTCTCACCCGCCTGAAAATGGACTTTGGATCTGCCTTTGTAAGAGGTGGTGGCCCTACGGATACATCCAAGTACGACGAAATACCGGTGGGTGCCTTTGATCCCAATTCGGAGAAGTACGTGTATATTTTCACTGTGGAGGATGTGGTATTGATATACCAACCGATCTATAAAACGTGGCAGGTATATAACATCGCGAATAAAAAAATGGATTATCTCTACAATAGTACGACATCAAGTATACCCGGTATTGTTAATAAAGATATGGGGGTATTATACTGCGCGGAAATTACCGGTGAGGAGGGAAGGGAGACCCTGAAGATGGATGAGAGGAAACTCCGGATCTGGATCAACAAGGTAAATACAAAGGTATTCAAACCAATCAATAAGACCCAGCGATGGTGGAATAGCCACATCAAGAAATTCGATCAGATATGGAGTGGATCCGACCTCATCTATATGCAGACTGTAGGTCATATACTATTGTATATGGTAGATATGAACCCCGACGAAGCCGGTGCGGTTAGGGTGTACCATATGTTTGGGAATGACTACGGATCGGTAAATCAGAATGGTCTGAAGTACGACCATTTGATGAGACTGATGGAGAAGGCTCGGGAGAAAATGGAGCCTAAGTTCTACGACGCAATGATAAACCTCATCCAACTACTCGACGAATTATGGTAACCTTATACGAGAAGCTAAACAGAAAGGAAATGGGGGTCTTCCTCGATGCCCTGAGGAGTCTTAAAGGGTCATATATCGACCCCTCGGCGACCCCTCCCAGCCACGATCCAGAGGATTGGACGGAGATCCCCGCGAAGATATCGGATAAATTTCCCAAGCAGTGTGTGGCCATCGTACAGGGAGGCTCTCTCCTTCTCCGCAATAACTTCACCAGAGAAGGGTTCCGGGTAAATATCTTACCCCGAGGAAAAGAGCTCCGTAAAGAGAGGATAAGTACTCCGGAATATGGGGTAGACTTCGATGATGACAACCTCGTCCTCGTCTGTAGGGTGAAGTACGGTGAGAAGATATCTAAGGAGGAGTCAAGGAAGCTGTCCAATACCCAAGCAGTTATCCGAAGGGTTGGTATCATCAAAAAGACCGTTTGGGATCCTTTGGGCAATAAGTATGGGAACGCATTCAAGGATCAGGAGAGTGAGTGGTTCTTGGACCAGATGACCCGCACTAAAATCTCGCATGCGAGCTCTGTCCCTGTGGGAAAAATCTCCGGAGCCGACCTCGACCTCCTATCCAATATCGTTGGTAGTATCGCATGGTTAGTATATCTGTATGAAGATGGAGACCACCAGGGGATAGTCAGTTATGTGGAGAGAAACTTCGGGGTGCTCACCAAGGTCATAAAGAGACTCCAGTCAGCTGTGAAGAGATACGGGGTTCCACCGCAGGTAGAGAAACTCGTCACCTATTGTTTAGATTTTGTGGATAGTTTATGAACGGCATTAAAATACCTCGCATGTTATGATAAGTTTATATGAGAGCCTTCAGAACACCTCCACCATACGGATCCTCGCTGACTTCCTTACCAGTATCAAGAGCAAGAATTTCAGTGGGTTTGCCTTACCATTCAAGCTTCCTCTGGATGCATCCAAATATACGGCAGTAGAACTCGAGGAGTTTGACCCCGTGGTGGGTAATACAGTAGCCCAAACAGGCGATGAGATGTGGGTACTGGTGATGGGTGGTAACGGGACTATAGCCAACACCGGCGAGGTATGGGTATACAAGCGATATAATGACAATTGGGATATATATTCCCGTGGAGTGACCGCTAACTTCAAGCAGGTATCCAAGACCTCCCTATACCCCATCGACAAGCTGCGACGTCAAGGGGCGGTATTGTATATGACCAGATTGGAGGGGAAGAGCTACAAGGCCGCGCAAATAAAACTCAATCGCGTTACCCTGAACTCCTGGATAAGAAGGATGGGAGAGGTACTCCGTAATTTCCCGAGAAAACAACTCGAGGGATTCATGAGTTACCGTAAGCTGGATGGTGCCGACCAGTTGTGTATGAACCAACTCGTCACCTTTGTAATGAGTATCTATGACTCTACCGGAAAGATGAGTAGTAACACGATGATTCGTAGGGTACTGGAAGGGGATTACTCCCTGGTGAATATGGACCTACTCAGCCCGTCAAGGATCCGGAATGTAATTAGTAAGATTAAAAATGACCTCGGGGAGATGTACCCCACCCTCATGGAAGTGATAAAAATGATAGAGGAGATATGGTAAGTCTATATAAATACATTTTGGAGAGCATATCCATAAGAGACAAGCGTATACGCACCCTGGAGAAGGTACTGAAATGGTGGGGTAGGAGTCCTGATCCCGATTCCCCTATCTCCAGTTGCTTTGTGGATGACTGGCAGGTCATTCGTCCCGAGGACTGTAACGACTTCCCCAAGCAGAGTATTGCCGTGGTGAAGGACGGATACGTCCTATTTAAGAACAACGGTACTGGTCGAGTAGTAAAAGCCGGGATATATGACGGTGGTACTTATAACCGGGAGGAACACCCCAAATCCCTGGAGTACGGAGTAGACTTTGATGACTCCGACCTCGTCCTCGTGTGTAAGTATAAGATCGGGGATAAGGTAGGCTACGGCAGCAAAGACCTGAATATATCCGATGACGAACTTATAAGGAAGTTGAAGATTCTGCTTCGCGTATTCAAACCTGTATCCAAGGAATTGCAAGTCGAATATAAGGATATGTCGAAAAAATTTGGAGAGGAAATCATCCAAGCAGGCTTCCGTCCAAATAGAGACCTTACACAAATAAAGAACACCGTCGGTTATGTAGCTGCTATCATAGCCTATTATGACCTAAGGGATGTCGTGGGTGTGGTAAACCATCTGCGCTCGATAAAGGGTAGTAATCAGGTGATGCGCTATAATTTCAATAAACTGAAAAATATCATGAACCGTACCCTGAAGGGCCAGCTCTCGGAGCCCATGTACCGACTGGCTGGTGCCTGCATTGAATTTATGAGTACCTTATGAATACCCTATACGAATACCTTAATGAGAGCTTAGGTTCCAAAGCCCGAGCCACCCTGAAAGACTTCGTCGTCTATTTTAAGTCATTAGACCAAAGGATAATGGCCGGGGCTTCCCTGGAGGTAAAAGACTATACCGAAATCCGGGCCAGTAAGATAGCCGACCTACGACCTTATTCTAATATGGTGACGGTGGTGATCGACGGGGAGGATATCCTCATCCGCGGGATAAACAAGAGTTCCTGGACCAGATTCTTCCCCGTCAATGGTGGGTATGGTCAGGACCACCGAATAAAATCCATCGACCTTAATCCCAACTGCGTGGTCTTTGTCTGTCCTGACTCAGGCGATGAGAATACCGCCACGGGGAACGCTCAGATCTTTATGGCCGATCCCAAGAGGGTAGCCAAGTGGTGGAAGTATTTCACCCATACCATCAGTGCTAAGTTGGATAAGATCTTCCAGGAAAGCTCTAAAGAGCACAGCTCCTCCGGAGACACCGAGGAGGGATATACCATATTCCGTTGGTTTGATAAGACCGATGCGAAGAAAGTACTTAGCCGAGGGGAATACTCCGAGGTCTATACCCTGGTGAAGATGCTCAACTCTTTCCATACCAAGGTCAAGGATCGGGCGTCGCAGAGTAATGTACTCTATACGGTGAATATGTGGCTCACCAATAACAAACACGAGAGATTTAATTTCCCCAGTCTGTATACGAGCCTGAGAAAAATCAAAGGTCACGTACCGGAGGACTTCCGGGAGGTCCTGGAGAGATTTGTGGATCAAGTAGAAGCTGTATATAACTACAAATGGTAACCTTAGTAGAATTTATTGGAGAGAGTATCCCATCGGCTACTCGCTCCGTAAGAGAGTCCCTTTCCAGCTCCTACATCGGCAAGCTGAAGGAGTTTTTCGATTATATCCGACACACCGGGGGGAGACTTAATGGTATGAGCCTCGATCCCGGTGACTGGATCCAGATCCGCTCCAAGGACCTCAAGGACCACGATCACCTATGTAAGGTGGTATTCACCGAGGAACTCATCTGTACTCAGGAGGCCCGTACCGGTCTTATGAGCGATGCTGTACTGTTCTGGAGGAAATATAAGCCTAACGGGAGTAGATACATTTTATCCACAGGCAGGAGTCTCCGGATAAAGTCCAAGGATCCGGTCTTCGTGTGTATAAACCCCGTGATTACAAACATCCCTGACCTCCCTACAGGCCTGACAGATAAGAAGGCTAAGACGTGGTTGTATTCTTTCCGGGTCTCGGTGAAAATCCCTGTGGAGAAAGCCCTGAAAGATATAGGCTACGCACGGTCTTTCCAGGCCTATTTTGAAAACATGCGATCGATCATGGACTACGATAAGCTATTGACCCCGGCTGAATATCTCGAGATACACCAACTCGTCAAGAAAATCAGTCACCTCATAGATGACTACCAGTACATCAAAGTCACTGGTCACGACCTTAGTCTTGCCGTGGGGTCGATAGGGAGTACCTTTAACCCCGTGGTCGCGAGGGTAGCCCTCCAGAAGTTAGATGGGAAGATCCCCGAGCGTGGTAAAAAAGCCCTCCGGAGGAGACTCCCGGAGGCGATGATCCAAGCCATCGAACATTTTGTGATCCTTCTGGAGAGAATTAGTTAATCAATACGTATAATGGCCTCATTTAGAGGCCATTAACATTTTCGAAAAGATTTTTTTATTCTTAATACAAAGGTGGAGGTATCAATCCAGCCCATTAGGGCTTATTACCTCCTCCTATTATTTGGATAAATAAATTTAATACATAAATATGCGTTTTGATCAAAACACACAGAAGTGGGCTCAAATCATCAAGGAAGAATACGATATTCGTGAATCCGGTAAGGTGAATTGGATGGCTCAGTACGCTCGCAACCACGAGCTCTATGAAGGTCTGCAGACTCCCGGTGCAGCTACGCCCGTGAATGCCATGCCCCTCAACACCCTCGGTATTGGCAACCCCCTCCTCCCTCAGACGGGTGCCACTGGTGAAGCTCCAGGTTTCGTCCAGGGTCCTGGTTATGGCGATACGGGTGCTAACTTCCACCACCCCGGTTACCAGCGCGGTTCGGGTGATATTCCCATGTCAACGCTGACGATTTCTCTTGAAGTTGCTGCAATGACTATCGGTCTTGAACTCGTCCCTGTCGTTCCCTCTGCCGGTCCTATCGCGATGGTTCAGTACCTCGACTTCCCCTATGCAGGTGGTAAGCTCGGCCAGCTGAACGAAACGGCTCTCGACGGTAAGGGTGAAGGTGACGCCAACAAGCCTATCTACGTGAAGTTCACGACCTTCGGTGAAGAACTGGATGCTATCTACGCCGCCTTCAACACTCCTGCTACGGGTGACGAACTGGTTCGTGATGTTGCTGTCCAGCTGGAGAACACCAACGGGGATATCTTCCACGGTACGTTCATCGCTAAGTCTCGTAAGGACAATGGTCTTATCGTCCGCGTCAAGGGGGCTCACAAGGCCGGTGGTAATGTCAATGTCGCCGCTGATTCCGTCTCTATCGCAGAATTTGCTTCCTTCGGTATTAACAAGATCACCGTTGGCACGAACGCTAAGACGGTTAACACGGATATCAAGCCTGAGGTCAATGGTAAGGCTACTAATCAGACGGACATCAAGCTCTATCCTGAACTCGTCTCTGGTGCCGCTGACCACATCCAGGGCTTTGCAAACTTCGCTACGGAAAGTGAAGATCCTATGAGCCGTGCAGAGAACGAAACGGGTGTTGGTAACACTATCGGTGCACGCTTCTTCACGAAGCTCGTCCAGATGGGTTCTTATGAAGTTACTGGTACGGTCACGCGTCAGCAGCTTCAGGATATGCCTATGTACGGCATCGATGTCGTTGGTAAGGTTATTGAGAGCATGCAGAACGAACTCTCTCAGTCAATCAACAACCGTATCCTCGACCGTCTCTTCCGTCTTGGTGTGACGAACGCCGCGGTCCAGAAGCGCTATCAGGGTGTTGACCTCAACCTCTACTACGGTCATCCTACGGCTCCTACCTCTAAGCCCCTGAGCCAGTTCTCCGCTGCACGTAAGTTCGTTGATATCCACGGTCGCAATGCTGCTGCTGCTTGGGGTCCTGTCAAGAGCGCTACCTATAACACGGCTGCAGAAAATGTCACGACCCATCAGCGTCGTATCATGAGCCGCTGTCTTGCTGCTTCTAACCTCATCGCTAACGTCAGCCGATTTGGTCGTGGTACGTTCGTCGTAACTAACACGCAGGTCCTCTCTGCTATCCAGGACAGCTCTCAGTTCATCATTGCTCCAATGGTCAACGACCTCGTCCAGGACGGTTCTAAGGGTATCTACTTCGCTGGTACGATGGCTGGTCTGAATGTCTATGTTGATCCTAATATGGCTTGGGATGACACGCGCGTCCTCGTCGGTCGTAAGTCGGATGGTCAGACTCCCGGTGTAGTCTTCATGCCTTATATCCTCGCGGATCAGGTTCAGACGATCGCCGAAGGTACGATGGCTCCTAAGATCCTCCTGAATAGCCGCTTCGCTATCGTGGATCTTGGCTTCAACCCCGAACAGAACTACCTCACGTTCTGTGTCGAAGCTAATGATGGGTTCATTATTTAGTCAGTAATGACTAAATGATGCATTCGCTGGTACGCAGCCGACATGTCGTCTGTGTCGAAGCTAATGATGGGTTCATTATTTAATCGGTTAATCTAAACCACAAAAACACTCGAAAGGAGGGGCGCAAGTCCCTCCTTTTATTATTTATACATACGACATGATATGGTAACACTTTGCGAATACCTCAGCGGCAATGTCAATTTGCCCCAGAATGTAAAAGACTACATCTACACCAAACTCGGAACGAAGAGGTATAAACTCGTCGATCTGGGGGATAACGTCAAATGGCGGACGGTGAAGATGGGGGATGCCCTCATCCTCGTAGAAGGGGAGGTTTTCTTCGGTTTCCGAGCCGGGATAGGGCCTGCAGCCAAACTGATGGAGTTCATCAAAACCCTACCCAATGACGGGGGGCATCTGACCAATTTCCGTGGAACAGGTCAGAAAATCCTCAAGGTCTATGCCGTGATCGGAGACGAGGCCTTACCTGTCACCACAAAGACCAGTTATGATTTCAACCACCTTCTACGGAGACTGAGCTGGTCAAAGATGTCGTGGGGGGTAAATTCCCTGAGGAAGGTAGGGATTGAAGTAGATTCCAACCTAATCTCCTATATAACCTATGGTGGTAGCAATGGCTACCCGGATACCTCTGCCCGACTGAATATAGCTGCCAGCCGATTGATCACGGAGGCCAAACAGGTCTACGGTAAGTTCCTCCGTCTTATAGATGACATCTACCGCGTGGAGAGTAAGGTCAGTAAGCACGGTCTACTATTCTACCAATACCTACTCGCCCTGAAGGAAATTACCCACGAAAGGGTACAAAAATCACATTATTTATAAGTATGCGCACTATATTAGAAAAACTACACGACCTCAACAAGATGGTCTCCGAGATGAACTCTTATAAGGTAGACCCAATGGCCGTCGAATGGATACGGGGACTGTCTCCCCGCAGTATCGGGAAGGAACTGGATAACCTCAAGTTATCCCCTCGTGACCACAAAAGGGTAATGGATCTGTTCACCACCATCCATACCTCAGGACTTTTTGTCGTGGCCTCAAAGAACCCCGGTAACCTCAACGGGACGTGGGGAAAGGCCTGCTATAACATCTACGAGTACCAGTACCCGGATCTGGTGAATGCAATTGAAGCGTTACCCGAGATCCCTTTCCGTACCCTGTTGCAGGAAATAGATAAGTGTATTACTGAAGTGGTTAAAAATGTCGGATAAAAGAGGAAATAAGGCCATTGCTATCTCCGGTAATGACGCCATCGGTACTGCGGTAAGCCGCTACGACTGGAAAGTTTGGTCGGGAAGTGGCTTTGGTAAGAGGATTGCCAGTGCTCTCAATGGTCGAGATATCCAATGTGAAGTCACTGACCTGGGTAGGTACGTGGTTATCAAGGCCCAACGACATAACTCAGCCACGGGTAAGAGTGAAAGCAAGACCTTCTGCGTGGTCTTTGATGACCTCAGTGGGGCTGGGACTATCTGGGCCACGTCTACGAAATTCCGTACCATCGGTTCCGTCGATCAGGCCGTTTCCTATATCCGTGGGGTCGTGGGGAGCTATGCGAGTGGGGCTTATTAGGTCAGAAAAGTGCATTTTTTGTGGATTTTTGGGAGGTCAGGGTGGAGCTAATGTTATAACATTCGATTAGACCTATCATAATCGCGCCAGGACGCGCTCAAATATCTTTTTAATATAAATGTATAGGTCGAGCTGAGATCGCGCAGTAGGGCGCGATTATGAGCCTCGACATTTCTACCCTCCGGGGTGGCCTGAAAATAGGTCATTCTGGGGGGTACTTTTTTGGAGCACCATCAGCGCTAATTAAAGAAATTTTGCCCGTAATCAAAAATGCTAATTAAAGAAATGACAACAGGGTTGAAATCTATCAATTAAAGAAATTTTACCTGTAATCAAAAATGCTAATTAAAGAAATGACAACAGGGTTGCCATCAGCACTATTAAAGAAATTTCACCCATAATACTTTACCTCCCTCCGGGGTGGCTACCCCATTCCTATGTTATAAGAGTTCAAAAAGTGATCAAAAATCGTGGATTTTTGCCATTTTAAGCATTTTCACTGATTCCAGGATGGTGGTAAGATCGTAGACATAGCTTATTTCGCATTTTAAGGCGCGTCTATGCGCCTCAAATATCTTTTTAATATAAATGTATAGGCAGCATGATTTGAGCGCAGTAGGGCGCGATTATACAACGCATCACAGTTAGCTGATATACCCAACTATAGAAATACACCATTTTCATAGCATTTGATATAGGGTTTGAGGTAGGGTAGTTTTGGGACTTAAAAATAGGCTCTTTTTCTGTGACCCAAAAAGTGCGTTTGCGCGCGGTTTGGATGGGTCGGAATTTAGGGTCATTTTGAGGGTCGAAAATAGATCATTTTTTGGGGTCCAAAAATCAGTTACTTTTTATACCATTTTTTAGGGCTCAAAAAAGCGCAAAAGCGTTTAGTATTTTTCTTATAAGGAAATTCACGTTCAAAAAAAATCGCTCAAACCGTTAGTCCCAGTGCGTTTGCGCGCTGTTTTGGCCATTTTGCGCATTTTTGCGCATTTTTGGCCTCATTTTTTGCGCTGATTTTGGGGTCATTTTGAGGCCCAAAAATGGTGCTTTTTTGACCCCCAAAATGACCCCTAAAAAAAGCATGATTTTTGGCCTATGTTAGGAGTCCACCTCGGGGGTCTATTTTTGACCTCAAAAACAACCCAACTATGGGGTCCAAAAACAGCCTGATTTTGGAGCCTATTTTGTGACTTACCACCACCGGTGGGGATGACCACCCAAATTGCTAATTAAAGAACTGACGGTGGAGCACCATCAGCGCTATTAAAGAAATCACAACAGGGTTGCCATCGCTTAATTAAAGAAATTTTACTCGTAATCAAAATTGCTAATTAAAGAACTGACGGTGGAGCACCATCAGCGCTATTAAAGAAATTTCACCCGTAATCAAATCCCCGATACGGGACTCGGAACAGCGACTCTCATAAACGCGATATAACGCGCGATTTTCTATCGACCTATACAAATGGTCAGAAAAGATATTTGAAGCGCATAGACGTGCCTTTATGTGCGAAATACATCTATTCACCCCGGTGGCAGCGCAGTAGGACGCGATTATGTGCGGTCTAACAAAGCCCTACGATTCTTGTAAGCATCTGGGACACACAAAATAGCTCATAATTTAATAAAACCCAGAAAATTTCCTTATGGATACCTATATAAACGGAGCTCCGCGGAGCTACCAACGAATAGCCAACGAAAGGCGATGGTGGTTGGATTCAGATGATCTGGATCAGCCCGGTCACCTGTACTTTAAGATATTTTTCCATTTCCTCGATGACAACCCTATGGGTAATGGACTCCTCCACCCTTCGTGGAAGTACTCCTCCGGGGAATGGGTAACCCAGTCTAACTACTCCCATCGAGCCAAAGAACTCGACTACTGGCAACACTCCAGTGCCTGGTCGTATCTCAAGCAGAACGGGGAAGAGGAGAGAGCAGCTTACCTCAAGCAGTTTGTCGAGCTCCTATCTAATATCTCCACCTACTCCCCGTGGTACTTCCAGAGTATCTCCGGGCTCGGGGAAGCTCTCCAGCGTAACACGACCGAGGTAAAGGAAGAAGAGAGGAAGAAAATAACCATCGGGTTTCTGGAAGACTCCACCGATGAGAGGATAGGGACTCTTCTCGACCTCTACCGGATGAGCTGTTGGTCTCACCTCCATCGTAGGGAGATGCTCCCGGTGAACCTGAGGAGGTTTGATATGACCGTCGTGTTCTTCTCCAGTCCTATATGGGGCCTGCATGAGGACCTCGGCCTGTGGTCTAATTTTGACCTGAATAGTGCCGGTAAGATAAGCTCCTTCAAGGCTTTTGAGTTTCTGGATTGTGAGATAGAATACAATTCTACCAACTCCGGCTACGGTGAGGTAAGCAACGCCACCGGGTTCAACCCCCAGTATAGCTTAGATATTACGTTTAACAATGTAGTGGAATTGAGACACAATGAGTTCCTTGTATCCCTTAATACGATCCAGGACGCTACCACCAACGACCTCGGAGGGTGGCATTGGGATGGTGGGGATGGGTCTCCTATCAGCTACGGGAATATAGCTCGTCGATAATATGGCCATCATACACCCCAAGATAGAAAAGCCAAAGATTGAGGTCACGCTACCATCCACTAACTCTACCGAGGCAGATCCCCTGAAGGTCAATGGGATCCTTGCCCCTCTCTGTGCTCTTAATGGTATCCTCATCCAGTTTCAGAATATCAACTACCTCCGGCTGAGCTCCGTCGGTCCTCTCCCTGAGGTGATGTTCTCCTTCAATGACCCCACCGGCCTCTTTCAGTCGGTCTTCCAAGTGCGTACGGACAACTATTTCCAAGTGCAGATACTACCCCCTTTTGATGCTTATGAGAAGATCAATCTGGTGTTTCAGATTTCGGAAATTACCACGGGTGGGGTAGTCACCGGTACGGGTACATACAAATGTCATAACCTCACCGATACGAGGATGTTAAGTATTGGGGACAAGACCACGTGGGAGTATTTCCAACTCCTCCAGCAATTTACTAACCTCGGTTTGGTAAGTGAGACGGGGACGGATACTGAAGATTCCCGGCCGATGGTCCTGAATAACCAGTCCCTACTTTCCTATACCGATGAGGTCATAGATACGGCCGAGACCTCGGAACAAAAGGTCCTCGACTGGTGGGTAGACTGGTGGGATTATATCAACGTGGAGAACCTAATCCAGCTCATGAACCCCCAGAAGGGCGTACAGAAAATCGTCATCGGTCAGGAGAAAGAGCCCGGAGATGCCGACCCCCTGTCTACCTTCTGTCTCTTCACTAACCTCCCCAGTCACGAGAATACGGAGTTGTATATGACGGGATTTGCTTTTGAACATACGCCGGGCCTTCACCGGTCTTCTGGTACGTCGAAGATGAGAACGGTCTATGACCTCCGAACCGGGAGATATATCGACCACTACCTCATCGACGGGGACTCCAAGGATCAGACTATCGACTACGAGTACGGTGGAGAGGTAGACGGATACGACTTCGTCTTTGCCAAAGAGTGTCGTCAGCTATATAAGAGTAAGCTTTTCTCCGAGGTCCTGCATGTGTACACCCGACGACCCCTCCTGGGCTTCCTCCGGGGCCAGAGATGTAAGGTCCTCTGGGTGGATAACTCCGGGTCGATGGGTAGTACAGTAAGAGGGGATGAGCTCCTCACTAATATCGACGAGGAGATGAGGGAAGCCCTATCCGTCTCCGGGGGTAGTAACGACCTCGTTCCTAATATGCAGGTCAGTGGAGAATGGACCTGTACCGGGATAGAGATCACCTACCTCAACGGCCAGTGGTCGGTCGATTATAGTATGGTAAGGGAAGCTAATGAGAAACCTACGATGGAGATAGATGGAAGTGACCAGTTATCCCCCACCCTCAAAGAGACCGATACCGCGGAGGTGGAAAAGAGTTTTGCTGTGGCAGATGTTTTTGGAAGTATTAAGTCTAATTGGCTCACAAAAGCAGGGGAAGTTCGTGATATTATAGACAATACCACAGGTATTATCGACAATAGACCCTTCGGGGATATATACAACAGCACCCGTAACGAATTAGAGAATTTATATGCAAAAACCAAAAAGGGTATTGGGGGTTGACCCCAGTATCCGATCTACCGGGATATATACCGGGGACAAATATATACTCCTCACGGATCATGCTACCAAGACCTTGAAGAGTCTTCCCATAGATATCCGGGAGTTCGACCGAGAGTCAGGGAAGGGTCTCACCGGGGAGGACAAGGAAGCGGTGAAAACCACCAATGTGTCCTCCATCATCACGCTCTTCGAGCAGGTCCTGGAGGAGGTAAAACCGGATATAATGGCTATCGAAGCCATTGCTTTCAGTGCTAATGGTAGTATTGACCAGCTCGCCGGAGTGAACTACGCGATGAGACTGGCTGCTCTTAGGAGGGGTATAGAGGTCCGGGTGATCAACCCCACGACCCTCAAGCTGAAAGTCACTGGAAATGGTCGAGCTACCAAAGACGATATGATTGCCCTGTGGAGGGATGCTACCGGTCTCGATTGGACCGGAAAGATTGACGATATAGTTGATGCCTACTGGCTACATGAGTTATGCAAGCAATAGTTAAATACCGACAAGTACCTCCGGTGGAAAGTACTCCGGAGGCCCGAATAAGGATAAACCGGAAAGCCCTCTCCCGGGGTTATGTCATAAGCCCCAAGGCCTGTGGTAAGATCGTCGAGCAGTGGCTGGATACCATCCAAGAGGAGCGCTGGGCCAAGAAGAAAGTCGAGGAGTGGAGCCGCGATGGTCTCTTTGAGATTGTCTTAGACCAGATGTGGAAGCATTTCCGTACCGTGGAGGCCTATGCCTATAAGGCAGGAGAGCCAGTTCCCGTACCCTACCACCGTTATACCTATATAGGTAGTGAGGATTGGGATAGGGTGAAGAATATTCTCCCCTACCAGCGACAGGCTTTCTGGGCTCCTTTTCTCGAGTATCTGGACTACGGAGACTCCCGGAACAAGAATTTCGTCATTAGTAAGTTCCTCCAGAGTGCGATCTACCCCGATGGGGAACAACTTATCTGGTTACTGCAGTGGATCGCCTCGGGGGGGATAGAAGCCATCCCCGGTACGGGGCCGGCAGCCACAGGTGTGGTGGAAGCCATCAACAACCAGTGGTACAGGAATAGGTTAAGAAGTTGTATGGCTCACCTCGAACCGGTCCTCTGGGAGAAGATAGATACTCTGAAGCCATTTTATCGGAAATACAAGTGGTTTTTCCTCAGTCTGAGGGGTAAAGGAATAAACAAATTCCTTAACGCCCTGGGACGGAATAGCACTACCAGCCCCAAGACCCCACCAAGGTCCTACAGTAACCGATTGGAGTATCTGGAGAAGCGACTGGAGGACAACATAAACCTAAGAATGCCTATATACAAAAATAGATATGGAAAAGAATGGAAAGAATTGGACCGAATGGTTACCTTCGATCTCGACTGGATGGAGGAAATTAAGAGACTTCGGGCAAAGAAATAAGTACCGTTGTTGCTTTATTCTGTTTGTTATTGGGGTCATCATCACCTGTTTCGTCGGTTGTGAGGTCACCCAGGACCACGCCAAACAGGTAGCCTCCCTGGTAGACTCAGTGAAATACTACCAGATGAAGAATGGGGAGATCCTCGCGGTGCAGACCCAGTACGAGGTAGAAAGGAGCCTCTTTCACAAGGCTATCCAAGAGGATAAGGCCTATATCAAGGAACTGGAGAAGAGGGTCGGTAGTATCCGTACCATCACCAAGACCAAGCTTCAGGTTCAGGTCGATACCCTGGTGATGTCAACGACTGACACTATCATCCAAGGAGACACCGTAAGGGTCTTCTCCTATAACGACCAGTGGCTCTCCCTTAACGGCTCGGTAGGTCGTGAAGTCATCCTCAACAGTATCTCCCTACCGGCTCGACTGATCCTCACCGAAGGTAAGCGAGGGGTTGGGGTGTCCGTGGATAACCCTTATATAAAAATCTCCGATATCCGCTCCGTGACCCGCACCGAGAAGAGGTGGAGTATTGGAGTGACTACCGGAGTTGGTGTAGTATGGGACGGAGGCATCAAAGCCGGCCCCGGGGTAATGGTAGGGTTTAATTATCGCCTATGGTGAGGGATGGAGTATTCAACCCGATCTTAAAAATTTTTTCACCTGAGGTAACAAAAAGGACCACTTCTCCTGATAATATATCCAGATCAGTGATCGTCCCGGTCACATCAATAGGGAAGAGACATTTGGTCCTAAACCGATACGTCTCCCCAATCAAATGTTTTTTTAATAAATCTTTAACGTTCATCTAATTTAATTATGAAGAAGTTTATCTTTGCCGGCCTTCTGGCCCTGTTCGTGATGTCTTGTAACGGTAACGGAATCAGCGGAGCCGCTGGTGCAGCTGTCTCTGACAGTACTGCAGTGGATAGTGTATCCGTGGATAGCACTCTTACGGACTCCGTAGTCGTAGATTCGGCTGCTGCAGTTCTCAAGTAATCCGGGAGCTAAAACATAATTGTATACAATTATGCACTACAAGATTGAAATTCTCCACCGAGGAGCGGTCAAACGCTCCCTCGTGTGCGAGGAGAGCCTCATCCATATCGAACTCGAAGAGCTGGGGGAGTTCATCGTCCCGGCCTATGACGAGGAGGATCTGGAGGAGTTCTCCGAAGTGTTTAACAAGTATCAGTCTTACACCACAGCTATCTACGACAAGCAGGTAATTATCTATCCCGACCACGGTCCGTGGCTGTGCAAGGTATCCAAGGGCAAGTTCCTTATCAACCCTATGGTGGCCTCCGGAGACCTTGCTGGAGCGGAAGCAGTAGACGGGGGGATCCTTATACAGGACCCCAATAACTCCGAGTACCACCTCCGTATTGTTAGAGCCTAAATACTACGATAGGTCACTCCGATCGTGTTAGTGGCTTCCTCCAGCTCAGGGATCACAATCCTATCTCCAAAGGAATAGACGCAAACAAACCCGTTGGGTAGGCCATTGGCGTCTCTAAAGATATCAAAGGCAATATATTTGACCCCTCTCTTGACCAGTTTTGAGTTGAGATAGGGGTCAATGTCTTTCAGCTCCCCGGCGGAGATATCAAAGACCCTTGCTTCACCCTGGAGAACGACCGCGGGAAGGCGGTTATGCTGCATCAGGTCGTGGTCCTTATAAAGACCGGAGAGTTCATCGTCCTGGGGATTACGAACAGGGAAGAATTTCTCCGCGACGATATCAAACTTCATAAACGGAGTCCCGGTGATGGTATGCGTGCCATTATGCAAGAGACCTACCAGCATGTGGTCGGCCTTGATATCGGCGATAGAGCTGTTCAGGACCGAGTGGATGATAGGGGCGATATTGGCAATAGCGGTGAGCTTGTTGATCTCCTCCTCCACGAAATTGGGATGGGTCGAGTCGAACTTCGCCTCCAGTTCATCCATACGAGTGGTGAGAGTCTCCTTCAGGTCATCGTACCTATCTATAAGACTATCCATACGGGTCGAGAGACTATTATCCGGAGTATACTCCCCACGGATCTGAGAGATAAGTTCATTTTTCTCATCCATCTTCTCCCGGTAGTAATGTTCCATCTCCTTGTTCTTCCTGAAGGAGTCATATATAATCCATCCGGCAGCGATACCAAGTACCCCCACCAGTCCCCATTGAGCAATAATCTGACCAAAAACGTCCTGCATAATCTTTTCCTGTTAATTTAAGTATACGAAAAAATCCGTAGGATTGTTATGGGGTAATAGGGGAGACCCTGGTGACGACTATTCGTTACATGATACTGATACCAGTTATATTGTTTAATTAACGGAGCTAAAGCACCGCGCAAATTTGAAACAAGGCAGAGTGAAAAAAGAGTGGGGGGCTGTGATGATATAAATAAAGGAAGTAAAAACCATGTCTTGTATCAACACCTCCCAGATCATAGACCGGTCCACGAAGGAGCCTCTCAAGGATATCCTTGCCCGAGTGAACCACGTCTTTATCGGAACTAAGGATAATTTCCTTAGCGTCCCTCTGGAACAGCGCCGTAGAGGCCTGGTAGTCTCTTTCCTCGATGGTACGGGGGTAGCTACCTATATTTACGATGCCAGTGACGTGTCAGATGTTTCATTTAACACCTTCACCAACTGGCGACCCTTCTCCTCGATGGTCCATACTATCGATGTGGCGAAAGACCTTCGTCAGTCGGTAAAGGATCTTGAGGTCTATATACAAACCCTTCGCTCCCAACCGGAGTCGGCAGTCAATGAAGAGCGCATAGATGCCATCGAAGATGCCATCAGGACGCTAAAGGCCAAGGTCCTCGTACTGGAGACTCGACCTGCTCCGGTTGGCGAAGCGAAGAAACCTGATCTCCAGTCTATCTATAACCGTTTGGCCCTGTTAGAGGCCGACAAGGACGACAACTCTATCTACGACGACACGGAAATCCGCGAAAGGGTCTCCGAACTCGAGCAGAGAAGGGGGGTCCAGGACCTTATTCTCAACGGAAACACCCTGGAGGTAGTGGGTACTAAGCCAAAGTTCAATAAGACCATTCTCCTGCCAACTGGTGGTACTACCGTGGATCTTACTGAGATCGAAGCGAGAATAGATAACGTAGAGAGTCGTATTGACCGAGACACGACCTATACCGCTGGTAAGGGTATTACCATCGACGGGGGTAAGATCAGTGTCAGCTACGACATCAACAAGAAATTTCAACCTATTTATCAGTGGATGGATCATATCTCTAAGACCCTCGAGGCTCTGACGGCCTCACCAGAGCCCTCACCAGAGCCCGATCAGCCAATGCCTAAACCCCCCGTGGATGAAAAACTGGCTCGTAAAGGGGAGAAGGTACGAGTAATTATCACAGGTGTTGATGGGGTGGCGAAGACTTTTGAGTCCGACCTCCGTGGTACTATCGGTAATGTCTCTCATAACCGCGTGGATATCAAGGTCGTAGGACTGGTGAAGATCCGCATCGAGGTTCCCCTCCGATGGACTCTGGTGGATGCAGGACTGGGGTACATGGAACCTGCTTCCCTCTATACCTTCACCCAGAAAGGGGAGAAGAATATCTACACGTGGTCAGGCAAGGATATTTTCCTTGATGAAGATGACGACGTCTATTTTGTTAACCTAAAATAATTTTGTAATATGGCTCTAAATAAAATTCAAGCGGGGTTCAAGGTCTATGAAGCCGGTAGCCCCATCGACTCTCGTTTTGTAGTCGCTAACGTAGCCGGTCTTACCGGTCTGAACGTGTACGATGGTCTTATCGTCTATGTCAAGGACCTCAAGAAGTACGCTTTCTATAGCGCTGAGGCGATCGCCGATCGCGAGACGGTAGCAGACAAGTGGTATATCCTCGATAAGGACACGCATATCGCCGTAGACCAGCTCTTTAAGAACGCCGTCTACAATGCTGATGACCACTCTATCGTCTTCACCAAGCAGAACAACGAGACCCTCACCGTCAGTCTTGCTGACCTCTTTGAGAAGTCCGTCTTCGATGCAGCTATCGCTGCTGCCAAGGAAGAGGCTATCAAGAAGGCCGAGAAGGCCGAGAGTGATGCCAAGGCTGCCGACCAGAAGGCTCAGAATGCTCTGGATGCTCTTCAGGCTGCAGGTATCCAGGCAGCTCCAACGACGGACGATAACGCTTTCTCCGGTCTCGACTACGCAGACAACCTCGCCGGTACGATGGAGTATGCTAATGGTCGTTATACGGCTACGCTCACGGGTACAGGTAAGCCCTATTTTGCTTACGCCAAGAAGTTCGGTATTCCTAAGTCTATCGGGTTCGCCGGTTCGGTCAACGAAGCCGGTATCTACGAGATGGTAGAGAAGAACCAGGGTGGGGTCGATTACCTCGTCTTCAAGAGTACGGTTAATGTGACCCTCGACGGGGATAAGTTTGAGGTGAAGCTCTAATCTTCCGAAAAGTAATAGGATGGGGATACTTAATGGTGTCCCCATTTTATTTTTTATATAAAGACCATATGCGAACCCATGAAGGATTAGACATCCGGAGTGCCTCCCCAGTGGACTCCCGGTTTATATTCGATACCGTGGCGGAGATGAGAGCTTTTGACCGAGATCTTATCCCTCCCGGATGTATCACCTATTGTAAGGAAACCCTTAGTCATTATACCTACATCACATTCGAAGGTCAAGGACTGAAGGGATGGAGGAAACTTATTGATGACCGACCTACGATACAGGTCGTCTCCGAGACTGATTTTGAGGAGAACCTGTGGAGGATCGGTGGTAATGTCGTATACTGGGTCGTAGAGGACGGATACTCCGATCCAGAGAAATCAACAGGAGGAACTATAACTACTTAATATATATATGAATAAAACACAAAAAGGCTTTGATATCCGGAGTGCCTCTCCGGTAGATGCCCGTTTCCAATTTGCAACCATCGACGAGATGAATGGTTATGACCGGTCGAGGATACCCGTGGGGTGTATTACCTATTGCCTCGAGGACAAGAACCACTATAAGTTCGATGGAAGGGCTTGGGTAGTATTCATCAACTGGCAGGTCATCTCTAAGGCTCAGTACGAGGCCCTCCGAGAAAAATCTCCTAACACTCTCTACTGGGTCTATGAGTAAGGCAGTGAAACCGGTGAAGAACCGGGAGGAGTTCCTCCGGAGGTATACCGAGGAAGCCGTGGATAAGCTTCATTTTGAGATAGGGGGTAGATCCCCCAAAGCCTACCTCGGAGATCAGTGTATCTTCGACATGGACCGACCAGAGAAGCTCCTCGTGAGACCCAAGATGAGTGACGACGGTAAGAACCGTGGGGGGTTCTGGACTAACGAGATGTGGGAGGCCTACCAAGGAAGGGAATGTATATACCGTAAGGTCAAGACGGTGGAGAACTGCCTGAAGTCCTACGGTTACGCCAAGCAGGTATGGCATAATAAAGGGAATACCAACAAAAATAATACTCGAGAGAGGTATACCTACTACTTCCAACTGTATAACATAGACCGACCCGGGACGAGCACCGATACGTATGCTATAACAGACAACCGGTATGGATTCAAACAGAATCTTCCCCCGGTGAAGGACTTCCTCCGTCCCGGGGCGTTCGTCTCGCAGAAGTTCCACGCTCATACCGACCTATCCGTCATCCAGAAGGGAGGAAGGATGACCCCCATACCTTATGACGAACAGCCACTGGATAGGAGGTATGTGATGGCTAATATGATGCCACAGACTGACCATAAGATCTACACCCAGATAGGGGACTGGTTTGCCCATAACATCCTCACCGCTGGAGCTAATATCTCCGGGGTATTCGGTAGTAGTTGGGCAAATGGTAGGTCTCCCTGGACTTCATGGATTCCTACTATGGATAACGTATACGATGACTGGAATTTTAACATCGGAAAATCTAATGACCCGGCCTACCGCGCCTACTACGACGAGCTCCGGAGTCACTCCACGGCTCTCGGTGGGGTGATCGCCTCGGGTGCTGTGGGGGGGACGTCGATGGGGAATATGACCATTAACTTCGACGACAACTATATCTCCATGGCTAATGAGCTCTTCAGTGACGTGAATCTGAACTACGCTCTGAAGAAGCTGAAGATAAGGTACTGTGATGGTACTGGCCCGAGACTGGGGGACGAGAATACCTATGCCCAGGGGATTATCCCTCATACAGCCATTGGTATGTTCGCCTGTAGTAGTCTTACCCAGGAGCAACTGGATGAGATAGTGACGAACTGCCTGTGGAACGAATGTCGGTCGGTGACGTTTATGTTTATCGACTTCAGAGATTCTAACCGATCAGGGTCTCCCAAGGCAGCGACTATATGGAAACCGGCCTACGGCTGTACCCCTTATCAGGAGGTTCCGGAGAATACCATCCGGTTAGGTTATCACCCGGGAAGGGAGACCGACCTCCGATACCTGCCTTGGGAGCATGTCCCCGAAGGACCGTATAAGGAGTATGTCGAGGAGCTTAATAAGGCCATATACGATTATGGTAATTGGTACAATTTTCCGGAGACGTTCCTAAGGTCCTCTATCCAGGACGTACAGGTAGTCTTTGATATGGAGTACTACACCCATGGTGGTCTTATGACGAATGAAATGTCCTGGGTTCGTGGAACAAATAATTGGCCTGGGGCCGGGGTGAGACATGATCATTTCACCACCATGGACCTGCAGGAGATCCGCATCAAGAATATAGGTAACGCAGGTTACTATGATTTTAGTAATTACACGGATTTCTCCGAGGCCACCATCGACTATATGATCGACCATCTCATTGACCGTAGGAATCCCTCGCAGTATGCCTATACAGCAGCCGACCCTACCTATTTTCCCACCAGTCCCCAGAACTTCTACAGCGGTATAGCGTTTTCCCACCAGCTGATAAAGAAGTTCTCCAAGGAAAAGTGGAGGGAGTGGGGGGCGAAAGCCAAACAGAAAGGGATTTGTATCTGTTTTGCCTTTACCAAACCCGGAGAAGATCAAGCTTCCCGATACTCGGTGGAGAAATTCCTTAATTTTCCCACTATCTTTGATGACGAGAGTCTATGGGTATAAAAAAAGGGGCGCGAGCCCCTTTTTTATTTTCTCTTTATCCAACTATAGAACGCGCTATGGCCGGTGGTAGATGCTATATCATCGACGGTCACTTTGTTGAGACGACCACCCGGGACTTGGAATAACCACGTCTGTTTCCTCGTGTTCTTGTCCTGGTCAATACCCCCAGAAGGGTCAAAGACCGGGCCGACACACATCAGCTGTCTTTCTGATATATAACAACCATCTTCTGGGGTATCGCTCCACTTGTATACCGAGAGGACATCTCCTTGCTTGAGGAAAGGAGGGAAGAGCTGCTCGGGGAAGATATTGATTAGGGTATTTCCCGCTGCAGGCGGCAGGTCATTCTCAAAGAAAGGTCTCAGGGGTACTCGGTGGTAAGGCACTTCCTCCTCGGGCATATAAGCATCAAAAGCAATACCTCCCATGGTGTTTACGCCGGCTCTATCCGCGGGGAAGTCAAACATAAGTACCGTGAGGGCCTTATCCCCAGCATCGGCCTTAGTGATCCTCTTTATCTTCGGATCCGCATCAGGACCGTAGAGGACCTCTCCGGAGATATCGGTGATGGTACAACGGTCATCCTTCCCCGTAGGCTTGATGATAGCATGTTTGATATCGTGTCGGTTACTGGAGATAGTCCCGTTGATATGGGATACCGCGTAGTACATATCCCAATCGGGGGTAGTATTGGTATATTCCGACGTGCGATAGATAGGGAAATAGAGGAAGTACATGTTATCCGGTACTTTTGACCAGTCGATGGTGATGATAAGGGTCCTCCGGTCTCCCTCCCCGGCATCCTCTATAGGAGTACGAAGGACGTGGAAGTAAAGGTCATGGAACTGGGCATTCTCCGGCCCGGTGAATTTCCTCGTTACTATCCCGTGGTCCGTAGGCTCTTTGTAGGTCGTCACCTCGTTGGGGAGTTCCTTCTGACCGGTGAAGTACGGCTGGAGCTGATGGGTCTTAGTAAAAATCTGATTGGTCAGCATACCCCTATTCATACAGAAGAACTGGGGAGACACCATCCTATTACCATCGGCAAAATGTCGGTTGATGCCGAGGTAGCTGTCCTTGGGAATCCTCCACGCCATATATCGGTCGAAGACCTGAACATTACGGAAATTTTTCCCCCCTTGCGTAAGATCTCTCTCGAAATGGGAGTACTTGTCTCCGGTCTTCTCCACCGATACTGGTCTCCATTCTTGCTCGACGAAATGATATAACTTGTCGTCGTGGATTTTTAGGGCTTGCATGATTTATGATTTATATATATAGAATGATAAAAATTTCCTATGACAGATAACCAACAGGTAAGTGCCGTGGGTCTGATTCTCCAAGCTATCGAGGATATCGACACCGAGAAACTGGTAGAACAGACCAATGCGATGAAGGCCCTGGTGGGACATACCAAGACGATGGTATCCGCTATCGTTTCTATTTCCGACGGGCTCGGTAAGATCGTGCCTATCGACCCCGAATCTATGACCGCGTTCCTCGATGCGGCCACTCGCGTCGTACATATGCTGGAGAACCTCCCCTTAGATAAGGAGATCCGAGCTATGGATCTCAAGGTACAGGCGTCAGCTTTCCAGATGATCACCGGAGACCTCCAGAAGATGGTCGCCTCTATCCTCTCCATCACCTCCGAAATGGGTAAGGTAGAAGACCTCAACCCCGACTACCTCCAGAGACTCGCGGGCAATGTGAAGCTGGTCATTGATGAGGTGGGGGATAAGTTCGATATACCTATACCCAAGAATAACCTCTGGTCGATAGTACAATTCCTCGGGTCAATCAACCAAATCCTTACCATTATACAGAGCCTCTCTGCCAATATGCTAAAGACCGGAGCAAGGATGCTGTTTATGGTTCCGTTGTCGGTGACTATCTCCACTGGCTTATCCGTGATGGTAGACACCCTCCACTATATTGGTCAGAAGGCGTCGGAGAAGTTCGAAGCTCCTACCATCGACTCGATGAAGTCGGTGATAGATACTTTATCAGATGCTGCTGTTCAAATCCGTAATATGGCCTCCCGGATGCCTTCGACGGTGCTGGCCTCTATGGTCTCGAGGGTGCTTATAAAGGTAGTCGTGAAGGAGATCAACGGGATCACCAGGGAGCTGGATAACTTGTCAACCACGAAGATCTCTGTGGCTCCTTTTGATACCCTGAAGAAACTCGCGGAGACGGTCTCCGGGATGGTCAAGCCTATGCTGAAGGCTGCAGTTCCAGGGATGAAGAAAGCCATCGGAAAGCTCAAGGATATCATCTACCACCTGATGGAGCTGATGGAAGGGGTAAAATTGTTCGGTTATGACGTTCGTCTCAAGGATAAGATCAGTGGTCTTAACTACTTTGTCAGTGAGATTGGAGCTATCCTGGGTAAGATTAAGTCGGTAGCAGCTCTGGCAGTACCACTGTCCCTCCCCCTCTTTGGGAATATCCTCCGTACTGGTATAAAGATGGCTTTTACCGCTATCTTCGACCTCCTGAGGTTCATTACCGTACAGGCAAAGCGAGCGCTCGGCGGGTCCGCCGAGAAAGACCTAAGGAATCTCAAGAGTGCAGTAACCTCTATTATGATCCTCGTAGGGACTATCCTCCTGATGACGGCTACGGGCCTCCTTGTGATAAGTGCGTGGAAGGGGATCGTGGCAAATCTGGCGGTGATCACTACTATGGTCGGTTTCCTTATGCTCGTAGGGTTTATCATGGACCACGGGGGAAGTTCCCTTATCTTTGCTGCATCAAAAGGGTTTGCTATGATCACTCTGTCGGTGGGGCTGCTGACCTTGACGGTCGCTATGATAGCCCTCCTCGGGGCTCTGGAGATTGACCGGGAGAAGGTCAAGGACAATATCACCGCTATTTTTGATACCGTGGTGTATATAGTGGAGGCCCTGATGACCTCCCTGATAAAGACTTTTGCCCCAGAGGGGTCCAGTCCCCTGGTGAAAGGGGTAATGGCTGTTGTCGGTCTTGCAGCTACCACGGCCGGTCTTATCGCGACCTTCCCCATGCTCCTCGCCTCCGTCCTATCCATCTCCGCTATCCTCCTTATCGGTGGTATGTTGAAACTGGTGAGTCTTATGACCCTGGACCGGGGGAAAATTAGAGAGGTAGTGGGGGATATCCTCAGTCTCGTGGGGGATATCTCGGAAATGTTATCCACTACCCTCCTTAGTCGCAATCCCCAGGACCGAGGTATACTGGGGGATATCGTTGATTTTGTTTATCCCCCACTCACCAATGTCGTCGATTCCATTAGTCAGTTCGCCACGGTAGCGATGATGACCTTCTCCGTGATGGCTCTCGTAATGATTGGTGGTCTCCTCCGACTTATCCAGATGCTCGACCTCGACCCGGGGAAGATAAGGGACAACATCTCCCAGATCTTCGACTGTATCGGTCAGATAGTGAGGAGTTTCCAAGAAGAGGTCATCTTCAATACCTCCGGATCCGGGTTATTCGACTCCCTGGTGCAGTGGATAAGTCCTACTATGTTCTCCGCGTGGCAGTCTTTCTCTATGTTCGTCAATGTAGGGATGATGTTCGGTGTGGTCCTCCTCCTCAACGGCTTAGCCAGATGCTTGCAGGGTCTTACCAGTCTCGTCATTGATACCGGTAGTATACAAAACAATATCCGTAAGGTCTTTGATACTATTGCACTCATTCAACAGAAGCTGGGGGATGCCTATACGTGGGAGAATGCTAAGCAGGACGGGGTAATGGGTACTATAGCCAAGGCCTTTGGTTTTGGTGGTACGTGGAAGCTCGTCCATTCCCTGATGCAACTGGGTCAGGTAGCGACCTTATATGGTATCATCGCCCTCGTGGAGAGTATGGCCGGAAGTCTTAGTAAGCTCGCCAGTATCGACCTCAGCAGTCTGCAGCAGGCGACAGTCAAATCCGGTCTCGTGGTGGATACGGTCAACACCATCTCCAAGAAACTCACCGACAAGGACCTCGTCGATGAAGACGACCTCGAAGATATGATCGAGGTATTTGCCAAGATGGATGAGATGTACAAGAAGATCGCTGAGCTGAGTAAGAAAGCTGCGGAGGTGGGATCCATCGACCTCTCCAAGGTCAACAACTCCAAGCTCATCATCAACAGCGTGAAGTCTATCAGTACCGAAGGGCTCACGAAGATCACCAATAACGAGGTGGTGAAGGTCGATAACCTGAAGTCTATCACCACAGCCTACCAGAAGGTCTCCAGTGAACTGAGTAGGGTAGGGGAGATCGATATGAAGAAGGTACAGGATATGATGATAGCGGTATCCGTGATCGCCAAGGGTACTCCGAAGACCACTTCCGAGGTACGACTGGACGGTCTCGTAAGGAACACCAAATCGATGGTGGAGATGGTGGGAGAGGTGAACACCCTAAAGATCGGGGACAGCGTGGCTATAGCCAAGCTTCAAACGATGACGACCGCAATAGTGGCCAATATGAGAACCATTTCCGTGGCCGATCTGGATGAGGACTCCATTACCCGACGTATCGGTCTGATGAAGGCCCTTAACAACTACCTCGGGAGTATAGTCCAGGTCGATGATAAGGCAGTGAAGAACACCAAGGAGATCACCGATACGTACATCAAATTCCTCGACCGATTGGATAAGGCCGACCTACAACGACTGCAGGTCACGGAGAGGATGCTGAGGAACTGGGCAGATCTGTCCCAATCCATCCGAGGTAACTTCGAAGGTTTTGCTACCTCCATCAACGAACATATTGCCCCTCTGCTGAAGGACCTTAATATGACGATGGATGAGGTGCGACAACTCCAGCATCAGATTATGTCGGATCTGGCGGCCTCACCCGATAACGGTCTTAGTACTACAAGTGGCTTTGATGCTCCTACCGCCGGTCCTGGTCTATCTGACGGGGGTTCGATGTCTCCGATGGATACAGGGTCGCCGGTGGCGGGAAACAATACCCCACCACCTACTCCAGTTATGCCCCAGAGGTCATCAGGACCCGACGGGAGCAAGGAGAAACCTTACTACATCAAGATGGTATAAAAAAGGGGCGAGAGCCCCTTTTTTTATTTATAGGTGAAACGAATGTTCTCATGTCCTCGGAGGGCAAAAGCTACATCCAAAAGGAGGTCATCTACCCCCACAGCCCGGAGAAGGTTTCCATAATGCTCCCACAGATCACCGGCTGCGTCACCAAATTCCTCCATATTATCATGAAGTATTTTGGACAGCTTAGTAATCCGTCTACGGCTGGCTGCGCCCATCTCATCCATATCCTGTATCATATCGCGGAGACCTTTGATGAGGTGATTGTGGCTGACCTTGCTGGTCTTAAATAGTTCATCAAAGGTAGTGAGATGGGGTATACCTCCAAAAATCTTCGAGTACTGGTACATAAGACCAATCACGGCTCTTACCAAGGAGTATTCCTCGTTGGGAGTGAGCTCGGGGAGCTCCTTGTCCCCGACCAGTCGCATACACGAGGATTTTTCCATAGCAGATAGGACGATCCGGAGATTCTTCTCAACAAATCCCAGTACCTTATTGGTATTGGGTTCTGAAAATAGAGAGGTCATAAGGTCCTGACACTTCTCTACATAGTACTCGAGGTACTCACGACGGGACTGTTCGTCCAGCGTAAAAATATACTGTTCCATATTAGTTTATATAAGGGATATCGTAAACAAAATAGTCATTATCATCATACGAGTAATAGTGCTCGATGAACTCCCTTTTGTATTTGTTGGGGTCGATGGTGCCGTTATCGACCAGCTTCTGGTATACCTTATCCAGAATCTCGTCGTAGTGTTGGTAGAATAGATCGGAGTGGGGGTACTTCTCCCGCTCTTTATTCATCAGGGAATATACCCTCTTGTGTATCCTTCGACGGGCTGATTCCAGATCCCTCTTGCTTTGAGCAAACTCCTCAGCTGCCTCCTTCGTGGAGAAGGCCATAAGGGGAATCGACCGGTAATCTTCGTATTCTCCGGAGACTTTGGTGACGTAATAAATGGTTTTTGGGTCCATATTTATGGGTTTTTTAGGGTTTTTGTAAATTTGGGAGGGACGCAATGAATATAACATATCCTATTTCGCACATAATCGCGCCCTGACGCGCGATCTCGGGTCGGGTAATACATTT